CTACAGTTGCAGAAGTAGTAACTGCTCTTCCTACAACTAATATTAAGAAGCATATTTATCTTATTAAAGATCCTAAGGGTGTTGCACAGAATCTATATGAGGAATATATTTATACTGGTAATACTAGTGCGACTTATGATGCTTCAAAATGGGAGAAACTTGGAGACTTTCGTGCTACAGTAGACCTTGCAGATTATGCTAAGAGAAAAGAAATAGTTGACGCATTTTCTATAGGTACACAACCTACAGACCAAGGTAAACAAAGGCAATTTATATCAATAAACTTTCCTAATGGAGAAAGCTCAGAAATTTCTATATTAGAAGCTACAACTAATATGCCTGGACTTATGTCTTATTCTGATAAGAGTAAATTACTTAGCATTGAAAGTGGTGCTAACAATTATTCTCTTCCACTTGCAGCTAATGGTACACGAGGAGGTATCCAAGTAGGCTATGCAGCCAACGGAAGAAACTATCCAGTGCAGTTAAGTGGAGAGAAGGCATACGTTAACGTTCCATGGACTGACACGAACACTACATATAGTTTAGCTACATCTACAAATGATGGTCTTATGTCTAAAGGCGACAAGAATAAACTTGACAAGTTCAATACCTCAAAGGTAACCATTGCACAAATTGATGTTAGTAAAATTATTAGTGATATTAGTATAATACCAGATGTGGATAGGGTAGAAATACGAATTATGGATACTAATGGTAATTATAAACCAAGTGGACATATTGAGAGTGCAACTGAAGATGATGCAGGTGTTATGTCAGTAGCAGATAAAATCAAGTTGAATAGCATCGCTACAGGCGCAACAGCAGACTCTGCAATAACTATAGCAGAGATAGATGCATTATTTGCTTAATAATAATTTTAAAAATTAATTAATATGAAGTTTTTAGATTTAAATGGATTAAAACATTTACTTAAATTTATGGATAGAACTGTAAGTGTTGTTTCTAGTAACTTTCAAACTAATTCTCATGGTAGACGTGATATTCCGTTTATTACAAATCATCAGATTATTAGTAATGACATCTCAGGTAATATCAATGTATTTAATTGGTTTAAGGGTGCATCAGAAGGAGGTACCTTGGAGATAGTCTCCACAGGTTCTCTAGGTGGAATCCTATATGGTATTGATGATATGAATACATCTATAATGTATAAAATGAAGGTAGTATCACCTAACCCTCCAATATTAGATAAATGTGATAGCTTAACCCTATCATATAATACTTATGCACGCCTAATTAAATTAAAGGGAAAGCTAATAGTTGCAGAGTTTGTTTAAAACAAATAAAATTGTATAAATAAAATAAATTATTATGAGAAATAAAACAGGTAGAGCAAAACCAGTAACTCCTAAAGCAGGAGTTACTAAGACCTCAAGAAGATATGCTTGTGGTGGTAAACTTAAGAAAAAGAAGTAATGGATAAATTACTTTATAAAATAACAGTAATAGTATTAAAGATACTTCCAATGCTATTAGCTTTTATTACATTATTAAATTCTATATTATCTTACTTTAATATAGACTTAGTAATATTAAGTTATATAGGAGGGGTATCTTTAATTCCTATACTGTTTATTTATATAGCTTCTTATACTTTTAAATTCTGTGAGTATCATAGAATGTTCCTACATTATATAGTAGTTACTTGGATTATAAATATAATAGATTTATACATAGGAATACCTATTAATGATTTAGAGTATCTATGCCTACAAATGATAATAGCAGGAATAAGTTTATTTTTAGTATTATATTTTTATTTAAAAAGAAAATAATATGAAACATTATATAAGTAAAAGTCAATGTAAATTATGTATTTTATTATTAAAATATGTACCTATAGTATGTGTAGTATTAATGTTACTACATATTATATTTTCTTTATTGGGCTTTAACTTATGTATAAGTGAGATGTCTATACTTACTTTATGTAGCATAATGGTACTAGTTTGGACTCACTGTTTCAAGTTTTGTTTACTTCATAAACTTTATACTATATATGTATTAATAGGATTATGGCTTATGTCTATTCATAGATTTATAGGTTTAGGATATTTATTGGGATTCTTTAGAATAAGTATGTTATATTTAGGTTTTATATTATTAATAGTTACAAGTATTAAATTAAGAATTACATATGTTGAAGGAATTAAGAGACTTATTGATGAAAATAGTAAATGATATAGATTCAGGTAATTCTAACATTGATGAATCTCAAACTATTGAAATTGCTAGTGCTATAGGTGAATTAGTATCTAGATATAATAAACCTAAAATACCTAATAAACTTACTAGATTAGAAGCTTGTAGACATTTAAGAGTAAGTGAAACTAAATTTAATATGCTTAGAAGAAAAGGTTTAATTAGTGAAGGTACTAAGAAAGCAGGTGATGTTAGAAAATGGTCTATAGAAGAATTAGATAAATATATTAAAGAGAATTGCTAATATAACAAGGATGTTGACAAATCTGAAAAGATTTTGTTAGCATCCTTTTTCTTTGTATCTTTGCAGCAGTTTAAATGTTTAACCTTTAAAATTTAATACTATGGAAATACATGATGAAAACAAAAAAGAGTATGCTTCTAAGAGTTTAGCAGGAACAGCTCTCGGTTTTGGTATTGCAGGTACTGCTTTATCTTTACTTAATAGTAATGGTTTAGGTAATTTATTTGGTACTAAGAGTACAGTATCTATGCCAGAAAATGTTAATATCAATGGTGGTATTAATACTAATGCTGGTCCTACAGTCTATGATGCTATTACTAAGGAATGGCAAGATGATTTAAATCTTACCAATGAAATGTGGGCATTGAAGTTAAATACTATGGAGAATGCTAAGAATGCTAGAGAAATTGATGTAGCTGAGAAATTCAGCTCCTATAAGGGACAGATAGAGGCTGATTTTAGACTCTACAAAGGTTATAGAGACAGTGATGATAATATCTTAGCTAAGTTAAATGAAGCTGCATTTGGTTTGTATAAGTATAATAGAGATTCTAAAGATGCAGTAGAAAAGAGAATTTCTGATATTGAAACCAAGTTAGCAGTTAATGCAGAAGCTGATAAGTGGAGAGATAAGGTATTATCTATGCAGATTAATGGTGTTAATGCTAATGCTGAGAATCTTGTAGCTCTTGAAAGAGAGAGAAGACAATGTGCAGATAATAAGATTGTAAACTATGTAAATAGTACATTCTATCCTGTATCTATTGCAGATGTTACTACAGGTACTACTACAACTAAGGCTAGTACTTATAACCCATTATGTGGTTGTACTTGCATCAGATAAATATAAATAAGTAGGTAGTTTATACTACCTACTTTTAACCTTTAAAATAATTAATTATGAATCCAGTAAATCAATTTATATTAGGTAGTAATCCTTATCTTGATGATTTAGATACACAGATAGCTAAATCTAAAGAGTACCAACAAAGATTAATGCAGTTAAAGCAGAATGAAGGTACTCCTTTATGGGATAAGATAGATTCTGAAATTAATACTCTTACTCCTATACAGCAGGGTAAGATGTTACAGAATAAAGAGTATGCAGAAGTAAATACTAAATTACAAGGTTTAGTATGGAGTGAATTAGTTAAACTTGTAAAATCAAAAGTAGAAACTAATAATAAGGAATTACTCAGCAAGCAACTAGAGTTAATAGGTAAGTTAAAAGCTAAGATAGTTGAAGAGGATACTAGAGAATTAGATTTATTTAATGAGTTTAAAGAATATAGTAAAACTCATCCTAATGCAACATATAATGAATTTTTAAAGAGTAAATAATATGAAAAAAGAAAAGATTATAACTGTATTAAAACAGTATATTAATACTCAATTAGATACAATTAATACTCCTATAATAAGCTTCTTTAAACCTATAATAAAAAGAATAATAGATAATAATATAAATAAAGTAAATAGTTTTTTAGATTTAATTAAAGATGATAATGATGAAATAGATGTAATAGGTTTATTAGAAGAAATGACTACTAGCTTAATGGATAGTAATGAGTTTGACTATAGTATATTCCATATAGGTAATGGTAAAGTTACTATGTCTTTATTTAATCAGAAAATAACACTTACTACCAGTGATATTGATTTACTGAAATCAATGTTTAATAATTAATACTATGGAAAAACTACTTGATATACTATATAGAAGAGGTCTTATTTCAGCATCAGATAAAGAAGATTTAATGAGAGAGGTTAATATTGAAGAACCTGTTTCTCCTTATAGGACCAAAGTTATTGATAAAGTAAAATCTATGTATCATTATAATGATGGTAGAAAATATGAAGGTGAAAAATATGATTTAGCTACAGCTAAAGATATATATAATAAGTATAAAAGTTCTATAGATACTAAGTATACTTGTGATGATGTTTATGTAGCAATTAATGCACAATATCATGATTATTCTACACTATTTCATAAGTGGTTTAATGATATAGATGATAAGATAATTAAATCAGCTATGGTATTCTGGTTTATGGATGAAGATTATACTGGAAATAAAGTAAAAGATTATTTTAAGCTTTAATAATTAAATCTCTTATGTTCTTGCATAAGAGATTTTTTTGTATTATCTTTGCACATTATTAAAGACTTAAAATATGAGAAAGATTTTATTTTTATTATTTATGACTTTACTATTAGGCTCCTGTAAAGTGAAGGAGAAAATAGTAGAAGTTCCTATACCTCAGATAAAAACTGAAATTAAATATATAGATAAGGTTAAGTATGATTCTATTTATTTAAAGGATAGTGTTTATATTATACAGAGAGGAGATACTGTATACAATACTAAAGTAGCTTACAGATATAAATATAAGTACTTGAAAGATACTATAACTATTAATAAAGCTGATACTATAACTAGATTACAGAAAGTAACAGAAATTAAAGTAAAGAATCAATTAAATGTAGTACAGAAAATATTAATGTATATAGGTTTATTCTCTTTATTAATGTTCATAATTATTATATATAAGCATTTTAAGAAATGATAGACTTACTTATTAATGGGGGAATAGCTATTATTACAAGTATAGTTACTTGGATATTAGCTAGAAGGAAATATAATGTAGAAGTAGATGGTAATGAATTAAATAATATACAAAAACAGTTAGACATATATAAAGAGATAGTTGAAGATACTAGAAAGCAATTAAATCTTATTATAGAGTTAAGAGAAAATGATAGAACTACTATACATAAATTGCAGGCTACAGTAGACTCTTTATATCCTTTAGCTTGTCAAATTAAGATATGTGATAAGAGGTCTAGATTAACAGAAAAACAACTTAATAAATTATCAGAAAATGGAGATACTAATAAAAAGGATAGCTAAGAAATCTACATATACTATAGGTAAACTTTATGTTGATAATGAATATTTCTGTGACACATTAGAAGATAAAGATAGAGGTCTTAAAGATACTATGTCAGTAGAAGAAATACTTAAGATTAAAGTTAAGCATGAAACTGCTATACCTACTGGTAATTATAATGTAGATATAACTTATAGTCCTAGATTTAAAAAGCAATTACCTATAGTACTTAATGTTAAAGGTTTTGATGGTATAAGATTTCATAGTGGTAATACAGACAAAGATTCTTCTGGCTGTGTTTTACTCGGAGAAAATAAAGTAATAGGTAAGGTAATTAATAGTAGAGTTACTTGTGAAAAATTTATATCTTTTCTTACAAGAGCTAAAAATAAAAAGGAAAAAATTACCTTAAAAATAAAATAATAATTAAAATTATATAGAACTTATAATTATTTTTATTATAAGGTTTTATATATGTTAAATATATATTATCTTTGCAGAGAAATTTAACTAATGGAGAAAAATAATATGGAAGAATTAGATTTGGATAATATTTTAAGTGGTGATGAAATTGCCACTTTATTTGAGGAACCTCCTAAGAAAGAACCTAAAGAGGAACCTAAAGAAGAAAAGAAAGAAGAAACTACTGATTTTGATGAAGACAATCCATTTGGAACTTCACAAAAAGAGAGCGTAGGTAGTGAAGATGAAGATATACAAGGAAAGGGAGATACTGACGATAAGGGTATCAGTTCTTCTCCTAAAAACAAAAACTTCTACTCTTCCATTACTGATGCACTTGTTGTAGATGGTATCTTCCCTGACCTTGATAAAGAAACAATCCAAAATGTAAAGACACCTGAAGATTTTCAGAAGATTATTGAAGAACAGATTAATGCTAGATTTACAGAAAAAGAAAAGAGAATTAATGAAGCTCTTAACAATAAAGTAGAACCTAGTGTAGTTCAGCAATATGAAAGTACTATTGATTATCTTAATAATATTAATGATGATTCTTTAAGTGCTGAAGATGAAGAAGGTGAAAACCTTAGAAGACAACTTATTTATAATGATTATCTTAATAGAGGTTTTAGTAAAACTAGAGCTGAAAAGATGGTTAATGATGCCATTGAAAATGGTACAGATATAGATGATGCTAAGGATGCTTTACAAGGAGTTAAGGATTTCTATAATAACAAGTATAAGGAGATACTTGATAGTGCAAAGGAAAATGAAGAGAAGCTTGCAGAAGAAAGAACTAAACAATCTGAAAACCTTAAGAAATCTATCATGGAAGACAAGAATCTTTATGGTGATGTAGATGTAGATAAAGCTACTAGAGCTAAAATCTATGACTTTATTACTAAGCCAGTACATAAAGATTCTAATGGTAATTATATGACTGCTTTACAGAAGTATCAGTCAGAGAATACCATTGAAGCTATGAAGAACTTTGCTATTTGCTATACATTAACAAATGGCTTTAAAGATTGGAGTAAGTTAGGAAGTAAGCAAGCTAAAAAAGAGGTAAAGAAAGGTTTAGCTAACCTTGAAAAAGTAATTAATTCTACATCTAGAAATAATGATGGCTCTCTTGGGTTTGTAAGTTTTGATGAGAGTTCTTACTTAGGTCAAGGTATGCAGCTAGACATTTAATATATGATTATTAATGTTTAAATTTATATAAATATGTCTGGAAAATTAAGTAGATTTCAGATGCGACCATTCACAACTTGGAATGGTGTAATGAAAGAAAACTCTCTTGCAGCTATGGGTCTTTTAGCTCCACAGAAGTTATCAAGCTTCATGGTGCAACTCTTAGCTTTTAAAAATGGTAAAACTCTTGATACATTCTTATCACAGTTTCCAACTTTAGAATTAGAAAATGACCAAGAAATTACTTGGGATGTTATTGGTAGTGACCGTAGAAATGTAGCCCTTGTTAGAGCTTTAGATGAGAATAAAACTCCTATTACAGCAGAAGGTGCTAATGTTGGTGCTAATGGTGCTCCTTTCTATCTTGAGTTTAATGAGGCTTATTTCTTCCTTGGTGAAGTAATTTTTGGTGAACTTAATGAGCTTTATCAGATTAGAATTATTGCTGAACCTGTAGAGTCTGGTAGTAATTATCTTTATAAGGTACAGACTTATGGTCACAATAATGGTGGTATTCCTAGAGAAAGACTTCAAACTGGTGAAAGATTCTCAACTGAGTATGCTCCAGTAAGTAGAGAATTCTCAAGAGGTGTTGGTGGTATAAATGGTTCTCTTCCAACTAGTATGAGAAATGAGTGGACTACTATTAGAATTAAACATAAAGTGCCTGGCAATAGACTTGACCAAAAGCTTGCTGTAGGTGTTCCTGTAATTCAGAAAACTGAAAGTGGTTATACTCATACTACAGTCAATAAGTGGATTCACTTAGAAGACTTGAAGCTTGAAGAGAAGTTCCAAATGTATAAGAACAATGCTATGATGTTTGGTACATCTACTAGACTTAATGATGGTACTTATAATAATTATGATTTTGGTGGTGCAGTTATTAAGGCAGGTAGTGGTTTAAGAGAACAAATGGAAGCAGGTAATGTGATTTATTATAATCACTTTAGTATTAAACTTCTTGTTGATGCCCTTGGTTCTATTAGTGCAGGTAAACTTGGCTTTAATAATAGAATGTTTATCCTTAAAACTGGTGAAGCTGGTGCTATTCAGTTCCATGAAGAAGTACTTAAAGATGGTAGTGGTTGGCAGCAAATTATACTTGATAATAGTTCAGTAAATGCTGTAGCTAAGACTACTTCTCAAATGCATACTAATGCACTTAAAGCTGGTTTCCAATTCACTGAATTCCTTGCACCTAATGGTATTCATATTAAGGTAGAAGTAGATGATAGCTATGATGATACTGTAAGAAATAAAATCAAGATGCCTGGCTCTACTTATGTAGCAGAGTCTTATAGATATGACATCTTTGATATTGGTAATGTTGAGGAACCAAACATTCAGAAGATTAGAATTAAGGGTAGACCAGAGACTAGAAGCTATATTCCTGGTATAAGAAATCCATTTACAGGACAATATTCAGTTGATTATGCTTCTACTGATGAAGATAGTACAGAGGTACACAAGATGGATACCTTTGGTGTTATTATCAAAGACCCTACAAGAGTAATGTCACTTATCCCTGATATTTTATCAGCATAAGTATAAATAAAAAGGAAGGATTTAAGGATAACATTCTTATCCTTCCTTTTATTTTTAAATTAAAAAGAGAAGAATAAATATGGAAGAAATTTTAGATGATTTGGAATTACCAACAAAGGTAATCCCTGTAGAGAATAAAGAAAAGAAAGTAACTAAGCAAAAGAAAGTTAAAAAGGTGATTGAAGAAGATAATGATGAATTAGTATCTTGTCTTAGAAATGAGAAAATTATTGTAAGATATATTCCTAAGATGGGAGGTCTTTGGGCTAATACTACTAATCCTAGACATGTATTATCTGGAGGTATGGCAGATACTTCTTTTAAGACTTATGTAGTACCAAGACTTGCATCTAGTGGTGTTTATGTTAATGTACTTACTAATAAGGAAAAGGAATTCCTTGAGAGTTATATGGGTCTTGAAGATGGTGATTTAAGTATATACAATAGACATAATAACTTCTGGGATAGTGGTAATCCTCAAGGTATTAATAAAGTAACTCTTTATAAGAGAGATAATTACTTTGACCTTAGTATTGTAGATGATTATATCAAATATAAGATTCTATTGGCTAATAAGAATTTTATCTGTCCTTCCTTAAAGGAACTTGAAGATAGACCTAAAGCTACTTATCAGTTTGTAATTATTGAAGAGGGTGCAGAAGCTAAGAAACTTAGTGGTAATGTATCAGCTACAATGCAGTGCTATAAAGAATTTGGTAAGATGGAAGATGATAATGATACTATGAGAGTAGTCATTGAACTTCTTACTATGAGACCACTTGATGTAAATACTAAGAGTGAGTTCTTGAAGAATAAGATTAATGAACTTATTCAAGCTAATCCTAAAACATTCTTAAATATAGTTACAGATGAATATTTAAGCTCTAAGGTTCTTATTAAGAAGTCTATTGAAGCAGGTAATATTTATCTTAAAGGTAATTATCATTATCTTACAGAAAATAATATTCCTCTTTGTAGTAATAATGAAGAACCTACATTGAATAATGCAGCTAGATTCCTTAATCTTCCTAAGAATCAAACTATTAAGTTGATGCTTGAAGGAAAGTTAAAGGAAGATTAATATATAATGGTCATATATTTTATATGACTAATTCTAATTAAATATAAAACAATATGACTAATTTAGAGTTTTCAAATCAGTTTGAAGTACTTTATAATAATATAACTTCAAACCAAGCTCCAGGTCTTGATAACTATGAAAAGAGTGTATTCTTAACTAAGGCTCAAGATGAAATAATCAAGTCTTATTTTGACCCTAAGACTAATAAACCTCAAGAAGGTTTTGATGGCTCAGAAAAGAGACAAATAGATTTTTCTATGATTCTTAGAACTAAGACTTATACAGATACAAATTTTACAGCAGCTACATTTGATATTCATTCTAATACTAAGAAAATATCATTAGATACAGATATTATGATGTTTATCAATGAGTTTGCTGATGTCACTAGACCTAATAATGCTGGTACAGGAACAGTGAGACTTACTGTTATTCCTTTAGATTATAAAGAGTATAGCAGACTTATGTATAAGCCTTTCAAGAGACCTTTATTATATCAGGCTTGGAGAATTCTTGATAATAGTAACAAAAAGAATTCTGTAGAGATTATTGTTGGTCCAGAGGATGTTTTAACTAAGTATTCTATCAGATATATTAAGAAACCTACACCTATAGTTTTGGGTAGTATTGAAGGTCTTTCTATTGAAGGTAAAAGTGACAATACTGAATGTGAGTTAGATCCTATTCTTCATCAGGAAATTCTTCAAAGAGCAGTAGAACTTGCTAAAATAGCAATGGAAGGTACTGCTGCTTCTCATATTCAAGGAGGTAATCAGAGTGGTACAGATAAAGGTTATAATATTCAACAAGCTAATAGATAATGAATGTACAGGAATTCAGTAATTCATTTGATACTTTATTACAACCATACATAACTAAAGATAACTTTGGGGAACAAAATAATTTAGCTTTTGATGAATATGAAAAATCTATATTTCTCACTAAAGCTCAAGAACAGATAGTTCTAGAGCTTTATCAGGAATTAGAACAATCAGAAGAAGTTAGAAAATACTTAAGTAATCTTATTAAAACAGATAACTATGCTCCTGTAGGAGAGCAGGATGAAACTTTAATAAATAACAATTTCAAATCATATAAAGTAGAAATAAGTAATGATATATTATTTATGATATATGAACAATGTACTTTAAGTGATGAGAATAACTGTATTAATAATAAAATAGTATCAGTAGTTCCTACTATACATGATGATTTAGATAAAGTACTAAAGAATCCTTTTAAATCTCCTAATAGTAGAAAGGTAATTAGATTAGATTTTGATAATAAAATAGAACTTATATCAAAGTATAGTATATCTAATTATAAGGTAAGATATTTAAAGAAACCTAATCCTATTATATTAGTAGCATTAGAAGATAATTTAAGTATTAATAATGGTGATACAAAAGTATCAAATGGTGAAACTAATCCTATATTACATGAAAGGATAGTTCAAAGAGCAGTACAATTAGCTGTTCAAAGTAAAGTAAAAAGTAATAACGCATAATTAATTATGCATATGTTTAATTAAATATTTAATAATATGTTTATTGGTTCAGATAATCAATTTAGAAACTTATATGTAATGAAGACATATAAGGCTAGTGAATCTGCTCTTGAAGCAGTAGGTGATGCAACTCTTAAAGTAGATACTGCTAAGAATTCTATGTATCTTGTTTATAAAGATACAGAAGATAATCTTACCAGTGATATTATTGACCTTAAGAATCTCCTTTATGTTAAGTCTACTAAGGCTGCTGATATGGCTAGAAAGCTTAATTCTCAGTCAGTGACTCTTAATGAAGACCCTATTAGTGGTCAAGATTATGTACTTAATGTTGAAGTAAGAAACTTTGTTGCCCTTGGTGATGATTCTACTCATATTAAGTTTGGTGCAGTTCATGCAGTAAAGGGTATGACTAAATCAGATTTCTATAAGGCTATGGCTCTTAATCTTGCAAAGAACCTCAGTAGAGAAGTTTCTCCTATTCTTAATGTATTACTCACTAAGAATGATACTACTGATGGAGAATCAGAAGTTCCAGTACTTGTTAATGGTAAGATGCAAGTTCTTGCAGAACTTAAAGCTACAGAGTCTTATACTGATATTATCATTGATGAGGTTGAACAACCTTGGAGAAGAGGTGTAGCTCAAGTAGAGCCTGTTAATTTCAATACTACTTGTGGTACTATTCTCATGGATGGTGATGATGTAATCTGGGGTACTGTAGAAAAAGAGGAAGGTGACCCTGTTAACAATGGTAAGCAAATTGCAGATATGGAGTGGTTCTATCATGGTACTAGAGGTGATATTTATAGAGAGGCTACATATCCTGATAACTTTGACTTTAAGCCACTTGTTGATGAAACTAAAGCTTATAGTACATTAGATATTCATTTTGCTTATGTTGGTCCAGGTGTAGAGGTAGCTAAATCTGAGAGAACTATTACAGTAGTTTGTGCAGATGCAACAGAACTTAACAAGCTTATTACAGCAATTAAAACTGCTACAGGTGTGGATGCTGGTGCAGTATCATAATATATAGGGTAGGAGTTTATTCCTACCCTTTATTGTTTCATTTAATTATTTATAATATGATAAGATTTAATGAACTTAAAATTGAAGATAACTACATAATTATTGATGTACAAATTGAAGAAGATGAATACTTTAAAGATATGTATATTGATAGTATAGTTATTGATACTCAAGATACATTTATAGCTAATGGTCCTAGTAATAAGGCTATATATACTAAGACATTTAATTCTGAAGAAGATACTTCTTATGAAAATAATCCTTGTATTACTACAAAAATGGAAGAGAATGTTTTCTTCTCAAACAATAATAGAGTTAGAATATATATAAGTGCTAAAGAATTAAATGTAGATATACATAAAACTATGTTCTTTGTATATGCTATAGCAGGAGGAACACCAGCAGCAGATACTCCATGTAGATGGGATGAAAATAAAGCTTTACATACATTAGTAGATGTACAATTACTTTATAATACTATGATACAATATGTAAAGGAATTAGGAAGAGAATGTAGTACACCTGATAACTTTATTAATGCCATTCTTCAATTTAATGCTATAGATTTAGCTTTAAAAACTAATCAATATCCTTTAGCTATAGAGTTATGGAAGAGATTTTATAGTGATATAGAATCTAATGCAGTATTACCTAATTGTGGATGTAATGGAAGACTTTAATTTAATTACAGTAGATACTTTAAATAAGTATTTTGACATATTATCTAAGGCAGGATATGTTAAGAATAAAGAAGTAAATAAAGTAATTATTCTTACATTCCTATCTAGATTATTGAATGACTTCTCTGAATATATAACAGAAGAAGATTATAATGATATTATTAAATCTGTTTATTGTCTTAGTGATTGCTTAATAAGATTACCTAGATATAAGATATATAAAGATGGTCTTATTCACCATAAATATTATGATGGTCTTGAATTAAGAATTACAGAAGATGAATTAAATAGGTTTACTGAAAACAATAAAACTAGAATACTATAACAATATTAATTAAAATCTTGGTGTATAAGATATTATTTTGTATCTTTGCATCAAGATTTTTATTTTATAATATTATGAAAGTTAAAGAAATTATATACATTATATTAGATAGAATAAAAGGTACTTCAGATGATTTCAGTTATACTGAGGAACATATATTATTCTTAATTAATAAGTACAGAAGTTATATGTTGAAACAGACATATAAAGATGTAAAGAAAGAAATTCCATATAGTAATTATCAGACTATATGTTTAGACTTAGAAACAGAGAATAAAGGTTTATGTCAAGGTATTATTCTTAGAAGTAAACAAGAAATACCTAACATTATTAATATTAGTAAACCTATTCTACATACAGAATATGAGAATACTAAAATTGTCTTTACTAATAGAGACAGATTTAGATTTGTTGGCAGTAATAAATTCCTGAGAAATATTCTGTATTCCTGTATAGGAGAAAATAATAAGCTATTAATGAAGTCAAATAACCCTCAATATCTTCATTTAAAGAGTATTAAGTTAGAAGGAGTATTTGAAGATTTTGAAAAAGCATTTGAATTATCTTGTGATAGTAACAAACAATGTGATATATTAGATGCAGAGTTTCCATTTGAGGATAGTTTAGTACCTCAGATGTGTGATAGTATTTATAATGTGTTGACTAATAGTATTTACAAACCTAAAGATGATAGTAATGATGCTAATGATACATTAGCTAACTTGGCTAATTATCTTAGAAATAATATGAAATCAGACCTTCAAAAACAGATAGATGGATAATTTTAGGAGAAAAATATTGAAGGTAGATGATGGAGGACATCTACATAAAATAAGAAATAGTATAGGTATATATGATATTTATAAAATGCTTAGAAAGAATAAATGGTTGAATATAGGAAGACCATTAACTGAGCATGAATTCTATACTATTATAAGACAAGTTAATAATGATATTGCAGATAATATTAAGAAAGGTAATACTATAGAACTACCTAGTTTTATGGGTACTTTTGAGACTATTAAATATAAGTCAAGTATTAAATTTGAGAATGGTAAACTGAAAACTAACTTACCTATAGATTGGAATAGAACCTTAGAATTATGGGAGAATGATAAAGAAGCTTTTAGAGATAAAACTGTATTAAGATATGAGTTAGATTATATCTATAAATTAAAGTATAATCCCTATAAAGCTAAATTTAATAATAAGACTATATTTCAGTTTAAATTTATAAGGGATATTAAGCAAGGTATATCAAAAGAAATACAGAAAGGTAATATTGATGCAATACTAAAATATAAATAATATGGTAAATGAAATAAATTATATAAGTATAAATGAATTAGCTTCAAGAGTATTAGACAACACTTTACTTAGTGATGTTAATATTGAACAGATTATTAGACATGTATTAGATTTTATGGCTAAATTTGGAGTTAATAACATATATCAAGATAGAGAGGCTATTCTTACTGTACAGGAGTATAGAGCTTTACTTCCTTGTGATTTAATTAGAATAATGCAGTTAAAAGACTGTAAAAGTGGTTTATGTTTTAGACAAATGACATCTAGTTATATTCCAACAGATAATGATAGAGACTATGAATTAACCTTCAAGACACAAGGCAGAGTATTATATACTTCTATTAAGGAATGTGAAGTTAGATTAGCTTATAAAGCTATACCTGTAGATAATGATGGATTTCCATTACTTATAGATAATCCTCTTTATCTTAAAACCTTAGAGTTATATATTAAGAAGGAAGTATATGGAGATTTATTTGCACAAGGTAAATTAAATCAAAATGTACTTAATCATGTAGAACAACAATATGCTTGGAATGTAGGTCAATTACAAAGTGAATTCAATACTCCTAGTGTTCAGGAAATGGAGTCTATTAAGAATATGTGGACTTCATTATTACAATATAATAATCATTTTGTAAGAGATTTTAAATATGGAAATTCTAATCATAATAAAATAGTTTAATTATGCAGAAGAAATATTTTAATTTTCAACCTAAAGGTATGAATACTAATATGTCTTTTAAATTTCAATCTAATGAATATGCAACTTATATGAAAAACATTAGATTAACAGAAGATAATAATGGTGTTTTATCTTTACAATTTGAAAAAGGAAATAAGATATTAAATACAGGTATATCAGGTTGTGTAATAGGTACTTGTGTATTAAATAAATATTTAGTATTATTTACTCAAAGAACTGAAGCTCATAGAAGACCTGATGGAAGTATTGTTTCTTATAACATTGATAGTATTTATAGATTAGAGATAGTTGATAATGAATTAATTACTACACAACTATTTGAAGGCAGTCTTAATTTTGATACAAAATATCCTATAGAAACATTAGGAGTATATGAAAATGAAAATATACAGAAAGTGTATTTTATAGATGGTAAAAATCAAGCTAGAGTAATAAATATATTAGAAGATTATACTGCTAAATATGAGGGTATTATAGAGTACAAAGCTACGGCTTTTGATTTTGTACCAGAGTTACAACTTAATGAATCTATTTCTATAAAAAAGATTATAGGTACAGGTGAATTTCCTCAAGGTACTATACAATATGTATTTTCTTATTATAATAAAAATGGCAGACAATCAAATTTATTCTATCAATCTCCACTACAATATTTATCTTATGCATCAGGTGTATCTCCTGAAGATAAAGTAAATTGTAGTTTTAAATTAAAAATATATAACCCTGATAAGCAATTTGATTATCTTAGAATTTACTCTATTATAAGAACTTCTCAAGATGCTACTCCTACTGTAAAGAGAGTAATAGATTTATCTATTTCAAATACTAGTAAAAATAAAACTAGTTTAGCTAAAGTCAGTACTCTTAATACAGGTAGTAATTTAGATGATTTTGGTAAAACTATGAAGGTCAATAATATTGCAAAGTTTGAGCAGATTGATAATTATAATAATGGTCTTTATGTTCAAGGAGCTGCTTGCTATGGTAAATATCTCTTTCAGGCTTATATTGGGGGTAAACTTATTGATATTATTGATTTAGAGACTAACCAAAAACAAGCTTTACTTACTATTAATATAGATGTTAATACACAAGCATATCATGGTAATGTATTATCTTTTGGTAAAGATATTGCTCCTGGTAGTAACTTTCCTTACTTGTATTACTCTTGTGAAAATAACAGTAAGCCTCAAATATTAGTAATAAAGATAACTAGTTCTAATGCAGATAGTAATCAATGGACTGGGGAATTAGTACAGACAATATATTTACCAGAATGTAATGGTGGAAATTCTCAGAATGGAAGTATAGATATATCAACAACTTTTAAACATTATTATCAGAATGGTTGTATAGATGCAGAAAATAATTATATTTGGGTATCTGGATATACTATGGAAAGTTTTAATAATAATGTAGGGGCTTATGATAATAATAAACTTATTTATAAGAAGTATGAATTACCTTCTGTTTCTGAAAAGAAAGTTTATTTTTCTTATAATAATGTTCTAGATTCTTTTATCTTACCTTTTAAAAAAGGTACTCAGGGTATGGTTATCAGAAATAATAAACTATATCAATGTTTTGGATATGACAACAAAGATGTATATGATGAATTTTTAGATTGCATTGACTTAAGTACTAAGCAGGTATTCCATAGTTATCAATTTCCTAAAACACAATTAGCAGGTTTAGGTGAAGAGTTAGAAAGTCCTTATATCTATAAGAATAATCTGTATTTATCAGCAACTGTTAATAGTTGGAGATATTATACCTTATGGAATATATCATTTAATGGTGGAGGTGGTACAACTGTAAAACCTTCTGAACCACCTATTCCAGAAGAAGAAGCAGATATATCATTTATAGATAATGGTTCTATAGGAGATATTATAGACCCTACAGAATTACTATATTTAGGAGGTAATACTATATGTCCTAATACTTTTGAACAGAAGGATGGTACTTTATTCTTAGGTAATTATGAAATAAAAAATAATGATTTAACTAAGGAACAAGTAACTAATTTAGCAGCTTTATTACATAATAAAATATCTTTTAAAGAGATTTCATCATCTATAAATAATAATATAGATTATTATAATTATGAAGGCTTACTATTATCTGAGGATATAGCTGGATTTAAATATTTAGAGTATTATGGTATAGCTATTCAATTTCAGAATATAAATGGCAGATTTAGTTCTCCTATATATTTAGGTTCTATTAGAAACTATATACCTTCAAAAATAATACAGAATGATACAAGTATAAAATCTAAAAGAGCTATAATAACATGTAATTTTGCTACCGGAGAAATATCAAAAATAATAGATTTAAATATATGGAAGAAGGCTAGATTATTAATGGTTAAATCAGATAATTCATTGAGAACCATTCAATGTCAGGGTATAGTATCTCCTACAGTATTTAATTATTCAGATAGATATAATAATGCTACCTTTGCAATGGCTGATTGGAAAATGTCACCTATAGGTCATAATTGTAAACCTTTAACTTCAAATGCTTATACAGATTGTGAGATACAAAATATAAGTTTTAGTAGGAGTCCTTTTTCAAACTCTTATAAAGGAAATGTAAGAGATTTAACATTAAAGTACTGGCATATACCAATAGCTTCTTATCAACCTGAATGTTATTATGCTGTAATGTATGATAGTGGTAAATTAGCTAAAAGTTTTGCTAAAGAAGCTCCACAGTCTTATAGTAGGACATTAGAAATGATAAATGAAGCTTACCCAGATTTGACAAAGGATATCTTAAAAACAGCAATACCTGCTGAGGAATGGAGAAAACATAATCAAGATAATTTAGGTTCACATGTATTTAATAATATAGGTAATCCATTGTATAAAGATTATTTGGATAATTTCTCAGAATGTTTTGCTAGAGATGAATCAATAGTTACATTTAATTCACCAGATATTGAAGAGCAGGCAAATAACATAAATGTACATAACACGAAATTCAGAATAATAGGAGTACTTGAATCAAAACCATTATTTGCAAATTTTTTAGTACAAGGTGAGAATCTTAATGACCCATCATTGGGAGAAATAAAAATTAAGCAATTTGATAAACTATATTCATCACTGTTATGGAGAGATATGGATTCCAGTTGGGATAATTTAGGTAGTTATGATGTTAATAAAGATTGGTTATTTGCTACTTATTTATGGCATAGAGAAACTACTTTCTCAGATAATGGCATAGAAAAGAAGAATAGTGATGGCAATTCTAGAAAGGTATGGTCAAAACCACTGAAAAAAATTATTTCAAATACTAGAATTTGTAATACTTTATATTTAAAAGATTCAATTAACTATTTATCAGAAATTGGGGAAGATAAAAAATTTAATTATTATGATATAAATTTAAATGAATGTAAAGTTATAACTACTAATAATGATTCTTTATATACAATAAAGAGTAATCAGGATAGTTTTTATAGTAAGGAAAAATTAACTTACTATAGTGATGTAAACAAGTTATTTCCTACACATATAGAATATAATATAAGAGGAGTATCATATACTGGAGGTAATTTACTTAATTATATAGAAACTGATTCTTATTCTAATGTTAAGGTAGATAATAAAATAGTAACATCAAAAGACCCTATAAGAATAAAGTATAAAGAAACACCACATGCAATACTTAATTTTGCTACAGATAATAATCAGGTAGTAACTTTACCTAAACCCTTTGAAACTATATCTATAACACCTCAAGCTAAGTATTTTGTATTTTGGAATGCAGTTAATAGAGGAAGTACTACTTTAAATCAAAGAAGTTATTATAAAGATTCATATTTATTTAAAGATTGGATGGATGAAAATTCTAGTACTTTTGCTACTACACAGAATCCTTATACAGGAGATAATATTAAAAGTTTTTTAAATAGTGAATATTCAAATATAAATGTTAATAGATATGATTATTACTATTTAGCAGAGTTATATACTACAAATAATTCTCCATATGAAACTTATACAGGTAATAAAGATATTATCTCTCAATATTCTTTTATTTCTATAGGAGAACCTATAGACCTTGAAGGAAGTGTAACATTAACAGGTAAATATGGAGATACTTATTATCAAAGATGGGATTGTTTAAAGACATTCCCTTATAGTACTGATGATAAGAATCAATATATAGATATTACTTCTTTCTTTGTAGAATCTAGAATAAATCTTGATGGTAGATATGATAAACAAAGAGGGTTAAAATATAACCTTGGAGTACTTAATACTAACTTTAATCTTATAAATAAGTCTTATACTCAGAGAAATAATTTCTTTAATTATAGACAAATAGAAGATGAAGGAGTTAATAATTTCCCTAATCAAATAACTATATCTAAAACTAAAGTATTAGGAGAAGATATAGATTCATGGACTAATATTACATTAGCAAGTGTATTTGATTTAGATGGAGATAAAGGTAAACTTAATGCAATAAGAAAGATTAATAATGACCTTTATTGTTTTCAAGATAGTGGTATATCAAGATTGCTTTATAACTCTAGAGTACAGGTTAATACTTCTGATGGAGTACCTATTGAAATAGCTAATAGTTCTAAGTTGCAGGATAAGCAATATTTATCTAATTCTATAGGATGTCAAAATAAGTGGGCTATTAAATCTACTCCTTCAGGTATTTATTTCGTAGATACTTATAATAGAGAACTTTATAGAATAAATGATAAAGGTATTACTCCTATATCTCAAAATAAGTTTAAAAATTACTTTACTAAATTAAGTCTTAATGTTTGGTCTCCTTCATTATGGAATTATAATAATGCTAAGGATTTTGTAGATTCTATTAAGCTTGAGTATGATAGTATTACAAGTGATTTATACATAATAAATAAAGATACTGCTTTAGCTTATAATGAATTATTAGGAGAGTTTACTTCTTTCTATGATTATGGTTCTGTTTTATATTGGATAAACTTAGAAGATAAAAGTTTACAAATATATAATGATGGAATGTATGAAGCTTATAAAGGAGATTATGGTACTTTTAAAGGTAAAAGAAATAGTTCTGCTGTTATAGAATTTATAGCTAATGGTGATTTTGATTCTGATAAAGTCTTTGAAACAGTAGAACTTACTACAAGTGATATTGCTAAGATTAATAATTGGAAAGCAGATTATTATCCATTTGATACTTTAAATGTAAGTAATGAATATCAAGAAGGTAATAATATAGCTTCTGGTACTACTATTAAAAAGAAGTTTAGAACTTGGAGATGGCAGATACCTAGAAATAGTAAAAAGAATGAAGATGGTATTATAACTAATAGAGATAGAATTAGAAATATGTGGGCTAAGATAAGACTCAGTAAAAATTACAATTCTTCTTTATCTATTTATGATATTAATGTGGCTTACTATAGTTAAATTATAGCAGGATATTAAGTATTTACTTAGTATTCTGCTATTTTTTATTAATTTTATTTGTAGTATTAAATAATTTGTGTATCTTTGCAAAATAAAATAATTAACTATGAGAAAGAAAGATAAGTTATATACAATAAAACAACCTATTAATTTATATCCTGATGGAGGTAACTTGTTAGATTCTTTAACTAATGGTAATGGTCTTAGTTTAAAGAATACCTTTAGTGGTCAAAACTTAATAGATATAGCTAAAGGTGGTATAGGAGCTTTAGGCTCTGTAGTAGGACAAGTAGGTGGAAATCTTATTGGTGGAGGTTTATCCTCTGGAGCAGGTAATACTATTGGTAGTATTGGTAGTACAGTTGGTAGTGCAATATCTTCTGTTAACCCTTTACTTGGTGGTATAGTATCTGTAGGCTCTGGATTAATAGGAGGCTTAACAAATAGAATGTTTGGCTCTAAGTTAAACCAAGAAAATATTAATCAAGTAAAAGGTAATATATCTTCTACTGCTAATACATCTTTTGGTGGTAGTGCTGATGACTTAATGAGTCAATTATCTGGTGCTTCTATGTTAGGAAATATTAATAGAAGTGATATAGGTAAAGATGGTTGGTTTAGTCATAAAGCTAAGAATCTTACTAATAAATTAAGAGCACAGGCAGAAGCAGCTAATACTAGATTATATAATAATTTTAATCAAGCTGCTGATGTTACTAATGAAAATCAATTTCTTCAAAGTATGTATAATGTAGAAGCCTTTGGTGGTCCTTTATTTAAAGAAGGTGGAATTATGATTAAGAAAGAAAATAGAGGTAAATTTACTGAAAGTGCTAATAGGGCTAATATGGGTGTACAAGAGTATGCTAGACATATATTAGCCAATAAGGAAGATTATTCTCCAACATTAATTAAGAGAGCTAATTTTGCTAGGAATGCAGCTAAATGGAATGCTTTTGGTGGAGATTTAAATACTTATGGTGGTACTTATAATGGTGGTCTGGAATATATAGATAATGGTGGTACACATGAGCAGAATCCTTTCAATGGTGTACCTATGGGTACTGATAGAAATGGTACTCCTAATTTAGTAGAAGAAGGAGAGACTATATGGAATGATTATGTATTCAGTAATAGACTTAAAGTACCTGAAACATTAACAGATAAATATAAATTAAGTAAAGATATAACCTTTGCAGAAGCTAGTAAGAAATTAGGTAAGGAAATAGAAGAAACCCCTAATGACCCTATTAGTAAAAGAACATTTAATTCCTTTATGCAGGATTTACAACAATCACAGGAAGAAGTTAAAGCTAAGAAGGAATTAGCTAAGGCTAAGAGACAATTTAATAAGTTAAGTCCACAAGAACAATTAGGAATACTTAATGGTACTCCTGTACAAGGAGATAACACTATGTTATCTAATCCTAATGAAATGGCTTCTAATGAACCTCAACAATTTGATGATGGTGGTTGGATGTTTGATAATATGTGGGAAGGAGCACCTGAATATCAGAATAGTTATTTAAAAGGTAATATTCCTTATTATCAAGGTAAAGTAAGTAGCAAGGGTTATAGTGTTAAAGACATAGAAGGTACTGATAACTATAAGAACTTTACTAAGTATGCTTTAACATTACCTGATATACATAATTATTGGCAGACATTAAGTAATAAAACAGGTAAAGATGTTACTTATTTGAAGAATAATTATGAGAGACTTAGAAATGATGGTAAATTAGGTTGGGTACATAGAACTCCTAAATTTAATAATATTAGTACTCAAGCTGATACTCCATTTACTATATATCAACCTTTAGATGCACTTGGCAATCAGAAACCATTTAATATGTTATCACCTTATGGTATGGGTTATAGTGCAAATGATATAGTACCTTTTAGTGATAGGGTGGATGCTAATGGTAATACTATTATAGATTTAAAGAATAAAGAATTTATATCAGCAGATACTAAAAAGAAAACTAATAATAAAGAAGATAATGGCTTATTACCTACTTGGATGAGATATGCTCCTATTGTAGGTTCTGCTATAGGAGCAGCAAGTTCTTTATTTAGTAAACCTGATGAAAGTAGTGCTGATGCAATATTAACTGCTGCAAGAGAAGCTGGTCAATATACACCAATATCCTTTAATCCTATTGGAGATTATATACAATATAATCCATTTGATAGGGACTATTATATTAATAAATTAAATGCTGAAAGTGGCGCAGCTAGAAGAGCAATAATTAATCAAGCTAGTGGTAATAGAGGTAATGCTATGGCAGGTATATTAGCAGCAGATTATAATGCTCAGAATCAATTAGGAGCATTAGCTAGACAAGCTGAAGAGTATAACTTAGCACAAAGACAAAAAGTAGCAGAGTTTAATAGAGGTACTAATATGTTTAATACTGAAGGTATGTTTAAAGCTGATACTGCTAATCAAGCTGCTAAGATGCAAGTTAGAAATACTTTATTACAAGGTACTATGCAGGCAGAAAGACTTAGACAAGCTGCTAGACAACAACTTGCAGCAGAGAGAAGTGCTAATCTTACTAATCTGTTTAATAATATTGGTAATATTGGTAGAGAGAATATGAACTTTAATATATTAAATACTAGTGCTGCATTCCCTTGGGCTATGACAAATAAGGGAGAATCTAAGTATAAATCAAGAAAGAGAGGTAACAATGGCTAATTATAGTTTAACAGTTAATTCTACATTTAATCCATACTCCTTACAGGAGCTACTTCCTATATATCAAGCTAATGCTCAAGCACAATATCAAGCAGAAGAAGCTTTCTCACAATTACAGATGAAAGCAGACCAATGGGAAAAGTTAGCTAATAATGCACAAGATGCTGATGTTTATAGTAAGTATAAATCATATTCAAATCAATTAAAGGAAGCTGCTAATGATGTACTTAATAATGGTATTAATGCTGCTAGTAGAAGAAACTTAATGAATATGAGAGCACAATATGCTAGTAACATAATACCTATTGAAGAAGCTTATAATAAGAGACAACAACAAGCTCAAGTATTATGGCAAGCTAGATTGCAGGACCCTACATTAATTGCTCAAGACCCTAGTGAATTAGGTCTTAGTTATTATATGAAGAATCCTACTTATACTCCACAAAGTTATAGTGGTAAGTTATTAACTGCACAATCAGCACAAGCTGCACAGAATTTAGCTAAGACTTTAAGTAGCTATGGCAAGGGAGAACCTATTGATAGTTATACTAATACATTTATACAGAAACATGGTTTAACTAGAAATGATATACAGAAGTATCTTAATGGAGAAACTACTGCTACTAATAAAGTATTAGGAGCTATTTATCAACAGGTTTATGATTCTAGTCAAATAGGTAACTGGGCTAATGAAAATCAAAGAAGACAAGCAGCTAACTTTATTAAACAAGGTATGTGGTCTGCTATAGGTCAAGATACTGTTCAAGCTATGGAGAACTTTGAAGCTAGAGAGAATTATAAGTTTAGACAACAATTAGCTTTAATACAAGCTCAACAGCAACAAACAAATGATAATTTACCTATAAATCCTACACCTATTTATATACCAGAAGAACAGAAAGAAGCTGATGAAATGAGAGAGAAATATAAACAGTATTTCTATACTAAGAATGGTAGAACTTATTTAAGTCAGAAAGGTAGAGAAGAATATGAAAAACAAACTACTACTAATGAACCTGTAAAGTATGATTCTAAAACAGGTAAATGGTACTATGTAAGAAGTTCTATGGTACATAGTGGTATGCAAGGAGAAGTATCAGGAAATAAACAATATGTAGCAAAAGGTGCTAAAATAGAATATGAGGGTAACACTCCAGTAGTTAAAATTAATACTGGACAATCTCAATTTAGAAGCTTATTAGATTCATTAGGAGCGCAGAAATACTTAGGTAAAGGTAAAAACTGGCAACCTGGAAATGTAGGTAATTTATGGAGTAAATATATAAGTACTGGAGTTAAAGGTGATGCTAAGAGATTTATGGAGTATAACTATGCTCTTAATGAAGACCAACAAAAAGCTTATAAAAATGCTATTATAACAGCTAACTTAGGTAATGATAAAGTATATGAATCTAAATTTAATAGAAAGACTCAAAAATTTGAGAGAGGTAATTCAATAGATTTATCAGATTTGGCTACTGATGAAAATAAATATACTATTACTGATATTAGAATGAGTACATTTGGTAATACAGCTATTGTTCAAGATAAAAAGAAGGGTAAAGTTTATAGAATAGCATTACCTAGTGGTATTAATTATGTGAATGAAAGACAAAGGGATGCCGCTTTACAAGCTGCTAAACAAGCATCAGAAATAGTTTATACTAAAAAATTACCTAATGGAAAGGCTGCTACTCAAACAGAGATAGCACAAGCTGAACAAGATTATAAAAATGCAATTAATTATGCTTATTTATATCAGTCACAGTTAGGTATTCAAAATACAACAAAAACACAGGAATATAGACCTCAAGGTTACTAATTAAATATTAATTAATATGGTAAAATTTAAACAGCAAAAGCCAGCAGATATAACAAAGACTGGGTTACAGAATTGGAGACAATTACAACAACAGAATGCTATGAATCAAGCTGGTGTAAGTGATGATTATAATAATTGGAGAAATCAAGCTTTTGCCTTTAGAGGTAACAGTTTATATAATGCTAGAGAGGCTGCACCACAAGTAGTGCAGTCTCCTCTCTATAATACTAATACTAAACTAGGGGAATCAATGTTTGATGAAGATGTTTATTCTCCTGAACAGTTTCAAAATGCATCAGATGTAAGAGCTGAAAATCAACCTTGGTATGCCCAATTAGGGGCTGGTATTGCTAAAGGTGCAGTACTCGCAGGTACTACTTTTCTTGATGGTACTATGGGTTTATTATATGGTGGTGCTAAAGCTATAGAAGATGGAGATGTAAGTAAATTATGGGATAATGATTTCTCAAAAGCTATGCAATCTATAAATGATTGGTCTGAGAGAGAAATACCTAATTATTATACTTCACAGGAACAGGATGCTAGTATATGGGATAAATTATTTACAGCTAACTTCTGGGGAGATAGTTTTATTAAGAACTTAGGATTTACTGTAGGTGCATTCTATAGTGGTGGTTTAGAAGCAGGAGCTATAAGAGGTTTAGGTAGATTAGCTATGACTGGAGCAAAGAATTTAGGTGCTACTATAAGTACTATAAAGAATATTGCTCAGACTTCACAGGCTACTGCTTCAATTTTAGGTTCCTTTACCAGTGCTGTTAATGAAGGTAGAATAGAAGCATTAAATAATAGTAGAGAATATTATAAAGCAATATCATCTGATTTACTTAATCAACATAATGAAAGATTAAAGTCCATACAAGATAATTATTATGGTACTGAAATGTATAATAATCTTGTAGCACAGGAAAATGATAATTATAATAAAGCTATGACTAAATTATCTGAGGATAGAGTTCATATGGGTAATGTAGATTTAGCTTTGAATATTCCTATACTTACTATATCAAACTTAATACAGTTTGGTAAGATGTATGGTAGAGGATTTAAAACTGCAAGAAGAGCACAACAGATAGAAGAAAATATTGGGGGTAGAGGAATAACAGGTACTTTAGGTAAATATGCACCTAAGACTACTAAGAGTGAAATATATACTGCTGCATTAAAAAATCCTATATCAGAAGGTATGGAAGAAGTTAATCAGCAGTTAGCAAGTAATATATCTGCTGATTATTATAAGACTGATGTAAATAACTATTATAAAACACTTACTGACCCTAATAATAGACAGGAGGCTAATTCTTGGTTAAAAGCTTCTATGCAAGCTTTTACTGAAACTATGGGAGACCAATCTACTTGGGAACAATTCTTAGTAGGTGCTATGACTGGTGCTATGGGTATGCCTAGATTTAGGTCATTTACTAAAGAAGGTAAATTCCAAAGTCCTATTACTATTGAAGGTGGTATTGTAGGAGAGTATAGAGATGTTACTCAGAGAATTGCTAGAGAACAAGCTATAGCAGATAAACTTAATGAAAGAGTAAATTCACCTGAGTTTAAAGCTTATTATGATGGTTATGTAAGACATCAAGGTTTTCAGAAAGCAATGAATAATGCTACACAAAATAATGATGAATTTGAATTTAAGAATGCAGAGAATTCACAATTAATATCAGATATAACTATGTTTGATAGTGTAGGTAAACTTGATGATTTAGTTGAAATGATTAATCAAGGTCTAGGTGATACTTCCAATGAAAACATAGAATCTATTATTAAAAATACAGGTAGACAAGTATCTAAGGATGAACAGATAAATCAACTTACAGAACAGTTAAATGCTAATCAACAGGCACAAGCAAACACTAATGATGCTAGTGAACTTGTTAGATTAAAGCAGGAAGAAGTAGATATTCAACATAAAATAAATACGGCAAAAGATTATTATATAAGTCCTTATACTGATGAGAATGGTAATAAGTTATCTGATGAAGAAATAACTAATCAGATGAATAAAGCTAAGACTGAATTCTTAGATAAGATTAATGAATATAAACAGACTAAGAATGATTTAATTGAAGCTTCAAATAATACATTAAGTGATGAACAGTTAAATGAACTTATTTATTTAAAGAGTAGTCTTAATGACTGGAAAGAAAGAGGTTCTTCTATCAGAGATAACAATAAGGATACTATATCAAAGATTATTAAGCAGCTTACTGATGTAAGAACTGTACTTAATGATAATAATACTAAACTTACATCTGAGAAAGATGCTAAGGAATATAATAGTAATAAGAGAAAGCTTGATGATATAGAAAATACTATAAAAGTATTAGAAATATTTAATAATAGTGAGAATCCAGATTTACTTATATCTAATGAAGGTATTAATGTAAAAGCTCTTAAAGATATAGCAAAAAACTCTTTAGGTATTGATGCAGATGAATATAATAGATTTAGTAAAGATTTAAATGATTTAATCAAGATAGGTAAAGCTAGAAAATCATATAAGGAAAAGCTTATTGAATATATGCTTAATCCTGGTAAGATAGATGAAGCACATGAGAATGTAGATAATCAAAATAGGCAAAAACAGAAAGACTTAGATGTAAGAAGAATACTTGATAAGGTTAACAATGCTACTACTTATAAAGATATTGATGATATATTTAAAGAAGAGAATATTGAAGATGCAAGTATATTAACTAATAATGATACTGAATTAGGTAGTACTTATGCTAAGTCTAAAAGCTTTATGAATAGTGTTAATAATGCTATTGATAAACTTGATATTGATGATGAAGATAAAGCACAATTAAAGACTTATGCACAAGAGAAATATAATAATAGTACTTCTTATGAAGAGTTAACTAATCCTGATTATCAGATAACAGATAATGAAGATTTATTGACTAATGATTATTATACTCAGCAGTTGAATAATGCTATGGTTGCTGCTATTAAAGATATGTCTGATAAACAATCTATTCCAGATGATAAGGAAGTAGAGCATTCAAAGTTTACTATTGATACTAATGGTGAGAAGACTGGTGCTGATGATAATTCTACTGCTCCTGTACAGGAGAAACAGGATATATTATCACCATTAAGAACTGCAACAGAAAATATTAATAGACCTAATGCAAAGAATTTCTGGGATAAAGCTAATAAGATTATAGATAATTATAATAGTAATAAAGCTACATATGAAGAAGTTAGAAAAGCTATTGAAGACTTATATAACTTATATGCTAAAGAAGTAGATGCTAAGACTAGAGATTCTCTTTATGAAGAAGTAAATAAAGTACTTAATAGTATTCAACCTGATAGACCAGTGTTAACTGAGAGACAAGAGAATACTAATAACTTGACTGAGTTAAAAACTGATATAGAAAATGTAGAAAAGTCAGCAGAAAAGTATTATTATAAACCTGCTATTTCTGAATATGCAGCTAATACATTTACTAATTTTGATGTAGCTAATCCTAATTATAAGGATATTTATCAGTATTTAGTTAGTAAAGGTGCATTTGATTATGTTAATAAGGGTAACTTAAAAGTAGGTGATGAACTTACTTTAAAGCATGAGAAGATAGGTGATTATGATGAAGTAGTAATGTATCATAATAACCAAGTGGTAGGTATATTACCATCTACAGCTACAGCTATAAAAGGTAATTATGTAGGTCTTAAAAATGTTAGAGAAAGAGTAATAAAAGGAGAAGAAATAAAACTTAATGTCTCTAAAATTATGTTGGGTCAGTTTAAATATACTGAAGACCAGACAAGACCTATTAAAGACCTTATGAATGGTACTCCTATACAGTTAGGTATAGTTAGTAACCGAGAGTTAATAACCAATAAGGATTTAACTACTGAGAAACCTTATAATAGAAGTCAGGCTGATGGTAAGGTATATTTATTATTAAAGAATAGTAGAGGTACTTATTCTCCTAAACCTATTAGAGTAAAACACTTTAATGAAGAAGAATTTGATTTAAATAAATTAAAGGATACTAATAATTCTAGAGCAAGAGAAATACATAGAATTATTGATGAATTAAGTAAGACTACTAATCCTGATAAGTGTACTGAATTATTCATAGATTTATGTCAGCAATTATATTTACCTAATAGCTTCCATATGAATATATTCAGCTATAAAGGTACTATATTCCTATCTCTTAAAGGTGGTCCTCAAGGTACAAAGAATATTAACTTAGAAAATAATACTGGTAGCTTTACATTAAATGTAGATGGTTCTATTGGAGGTAGTGCTGCTACTCAGACAGACCCTACTCATGTTTATAATGAAATACTTAAATATTTATATTCATTAAATACTCCTTTTAATATTGATAAGAATGAGATTAATAAAGGAGACTATAATGAAAAATTAGTTAATGATGATATACTTTATACTCACTTAGTAGATACTCAAATGACTAATAGTTGGTTTACTACTAATTATTATGATGAAGAGGGTAATCAGAAAGATGCTATTAATCCTAAAGGTACATTCTCTCCTACAGGAAATAAGGAAGGTACTAAAGTAACATTAGGTAAGAATACTTACTTTGTAAGAGATGGTAAAATCTATGATAGTAGTGAAAGTGTTGTAGTACCTAAAAGAGCTAATTTAATATTTGATTTAGCTGCTGCTTATGAGCTTAATGGTAGTGCAGTAAATGGTCCTTATATCTATAATGGTATTACTAAAGTTAATGGTCATTATATGGATGTAACTCATAAATCTTATGCTAATGAAAAGCAGAAACAGATGTATGAGGATAATATGAATAATAGACCTACTGTTATAGATAAAATGAATCATACTTTAAATAGATTAAAGGAAGACCAAGCTAAAGTTAAGAGATTAGATAATGGAAGACCTGATAATACTATTGAAGGTAGAGAAGGACATATATATCAAATACTTGAAGAAGATGGTCAATATCATGAGTATGAAGGTGTACATAATGTAATAGGTGAATCTTGGAAAAGAGATGAGAATCAAACTCCTAATACTTTAGCTTTACAATATGGTCAGGAATTTGATGATTTAATGAGACAATCTTTTGAAGGAGACATTGATGCTATACAGAAGCCAGATAATATGTCTAATGAAGTATTTGAAAGATTTAAATCAAGAGCTAAATCATTAAAGGAATACTTTGATAATAATGGTGAAATCCCTATTGCTAATGGTATAGTTGTATTTAATAAGATTGGTGATAAGAGAATTGCTGGAGAGTTAGACTTGTTGACTTATAATAAATATACAGGAGAATTTAGATTCTATGATTTCAAAACATCTAAGTATAGATTCTATACTGATGAAGGTAAACTTGATACCCATTATACTACTGTATGGCATAATAGACAAATAAGAAGTACTCAAGAGCAATATACTAGACAATTAAGTGCTTATAATGATTTATTTACTAGTAGATATGGTACACCTGTAGTTAATATGGCTTTAATACCTTTAATTATCAATTATAATGATAAAGGTGTTACTGCATTTAATGCAGAACCTACAGTCAATATTACTTATCAACCTAGTGAATTTATGCAAGGTACTACTGTAAGTACTCCTAAAGTAGATAATAATACTATTCCTGCAAGTAATGTTAAGACATTAGAATTAAGCCCTACTAAGAAAGTTAAAGTAGATATAAGTACTTTACCTGTAGTAACTACTATTAATGGTAGTGAGGTTAAAGCTTATATAGAAGAAGTTAAATCTACTAATAATTCTACCAAGAAGATTACTACTTTCTATTCTCCTTATATGGTATTTCCTAATGGTGAAGTTACTTATATGAATGGTAGAAGAGAATTACTTACTGATAAACAATTAGAAGAAAGTAAAAGTACTTGGGCTAGTACTATTCAAGCTAATAAAGCTGCATTTATTCAAGCAGGTTTAGTTAATGCTAAACCTCAAGAAGAAACTAAACCTATAGTACAAAATAAAGGTTTTAATAATTACCAATATGATACTGAAATGACAGTTTATGGTAATACTTCTACTTTAGATAGAATAGAAGGTAATACTGCTATTTATAAAGATAAAAATGGTAATGATTCTATTATATTAGCTGCTTCTTCTGATAACTCTTATATTGGTATATTCAAAGATAATACTGGTAATTGGAGTATTAAAATGGAGAATAAAGATGGTAATAAGAATTTTAAAGCACAATTAAAAGAAGCTTTTGATTTGTTACCAGTAGGAGCTAAAATATATGAACATACTTCTATTTCTGTTGATGGTTTGAGAGTATTTGCACAGCAATTAAATCATGGATTTAGTTTAAGCAATGAAACATATGAAGTTAGGGTAAATGCAGGAGATAGAAATAATGTATTTGGAGTAAATGCTAATTCTGATATGCCTTTATTAGGTCAAGGAGTTAAACCTATGAAGGAAGTTAGACAAATATTAAAACCTTATCTTGATAAGTTTGGTGTATCTACTAGAGATGTATTCTCAGAAGAAGGAGTTATAGGTATTTCTAATATGCCAATGTTAGTAAAAACAGGAATTCAAGTAAAATCTAAACCTGATGATGCTACTCCTACAGGACCACAGAGTGCTGAGGAAGATTTATTAAAAGCAATGAGTTTACTCAATACTTATAATAAGGAAGCTCCTGATGGCACATTGGGTAAAGAAGAAATAAAGCCTAGAACAGATATAGAAGAACAAACTGGTAGAAATGCAGATGGTAATATTACAGTAGATAATCCTGAAGCATTAAAGAAGTGGAATGAATTAAGTAATGATACTAGAGACTTACTTAAACTTATGAATATGAATGAAACAGATTGGAACAATATGTTACCAAAGCAAAGAGAATCAGAACTTAATTGTTTAAGCTAAAATAAAAAAGGGAGAAGGTGTAAACCTCCTCCCTTATTTTTTATTTATACCATCTTGCTGGTTCATCTGGATTTAATGAATTAACAATCTGTTTTCTAAATGGTAATAAATCTAAACCTATTTTTTCTGCTTTTGTATATCCTTTATAGATACCACTATTAACAGTAGTTGTATATACAGATGGGTCAACTAAATTTAGTACCTTTCTTAATTTATTTATATAAGACATTGATGCAAATGGAGAACTAAAAAACTTTAAACCTTCATCAAGCATTGAAGGACTAGGCAATAATACACCCATATCAGTTCTTAATCTAAGTAAAGCATAACTTGACATTCTTGCAAACCAAGGTTTATGTTTACCATCATCACCTCCTGCTACACCTAATGCAGCAATAATAGCATATAATGACCAATAGAAACCTAATTCAGTAAGACCCTTCTTTATATTACCCTTCTCAATATCAGATAAATGTTTCCATTGCCTGATAATATCAAACTCTGATTGTTTAAGGTCTTTCATAGATTGATATATAAATCTACCCATAGTCATATAATAACCTTCAGTATAATCTTGTAAATCATAATTATATTTACCTCTACCAAATCTATTAAGATATAAAGGTCTCATCCAGTTTCTATAGAACATTATAAGTCTTCCTGCTGCTCTTTGTTGTAAAGCATTTTTATCTTCATCATTGTAAATACCATAATTCATATTCTGAACTGCTCTATTTTGATTACTGAATTTAATAATATCTGCTCTAGTAAAATCACTACCATCCATCTTGGTAATGCCAGGTTTTATCTGTAACTTAGCACCTAATTTAGGTTTATCTTTATTAATAGGAACTACCTCTAAAGCATCCCATAAATCAATAGAATTACCATTTTTATCCTTTAATTTATATCTTAATGCTAAAGCAATAGCAGCTCTATGTTGTACAAAATGGTCTCCTGCACTGGTAGTAAACCAAAGAGCATTACTATTAAATAATCTTGAAGCCCAAGTCTTTCTATTCCATTGTACATCTCTTACACTTGACTTATAATTCTGAGGAACATTAAATAATTCACTGAATAAAGCTAGTTTATTAGTCTTTATTCTATTACCAAATTCTCCTAAGAATGCAGGTAATTCCTTAGCATATATAGCTTCTGCTTTAGTTAACTCTGAATGATTAAAGAATTTACCACTAGTAGCTTCAATTCTATCAATAGTTAAGTTCTGTAATAAGTTAGCAGTACCAGTAAGAACACTTAAAGCTGTAGTACCTAATGATGTCATTCTATTCAAGAAATCTGCACCTTTAGCTACATCTACTTTACCTAAAGAACCTTCATCTTTATGAGTAATACCATAGACTTGCATCTCCATAAATGTATTTAATTTCTGCATAAAGTATGTAGAATCTCCCTTCTTGGTAAGTACATTATGTATCTGTCTTCCTAACACATTAAAATGTTCAGTCTTAGTTTTATTACCTTCTGTCTGATTAACTCTTCTTTCTGCTAATACAAGTCTTCCTACTTCAAGAGTATCAATAACTTCATTCATTCTATTAAAGTCATTTACCATAGCCATATAAGCTATCATAGATGATGTAGTATCAAGAGATAAGTCATTCATATCCTGTAAATCCTTAGTATAATATACAGGTAATCTCATTACCTGATTACCTTCAAAATCCATTACTACAGATTTATCAAGATACTCAACATCATCTTCTCTTCTTACAAGAGAATCTTTCATATTCTCCCAGAAGTATTTACCTTGACTAGATAATGAAGAACCAGTAAATCTCTGTAAGAAATCTCTTCTTATCTGAGGAGCTTTACCTACAGATACACTAGAAGAATTAGGTAATACACCATCAAGTTTAGACTTTAATTCCATCATATAACTATGATATTCTTTCTGTGCTTCTGTAAGTCTATTCCAAGCAGGATTAGCATACTTTTCTATAAGAGGTCTTCTATTACCAAATTTATCTTTATAGGTATTTTCCTTATACCATTCATTGATTTCATTATCTCTTGCAATCTTTTCAAAGCCTTCAGGATTATCCCCATATTTCTCTTTTAACTTTTTAAAGAATGTATTCTTAGCATTCTTATATTTACTCCACCAAATCTTTTGTACAAAATAACCTGTAAGATTACCATCTTCATCTCTTTCATACATAAAGGAAGTATCAGTTACTCCTCTATCTTCAAGTTCTTTGGCTTTAGCTTGAATTTCTTTAGCCATTTCAATAGTATCAAGTCTGGCTTCACCTTTCTGTTTCTTTACAACTTGGTCATAAATCTGTAACATAGGGTCAGAAGAATCTGCCATTGAATCTAACCATCTATCAGCTAAGGTAATATCTCTATCCATAGAAGTTACTAATTCTTCTGCTGTATAAGTTTTCTTATATCTATCTCTACCAATAGTTATAGCTAAACCATCACCAACAAATGGTCTTATAAATTCAGTAAACTTATCTTTGGCTATCTCATAGAAATCTGATGATAAGTCTTTTATTATAATATCATTCTGATTAAGAATATCCTTAATATTTTCTTTAATACTATCATCTCCTTCTCTAGAAGCTTCATTCATCTGTTTTCTAATGTCATTCATAATGACACCATATGAATTAAGATAGTTCCTTACATTTCTAAGAGCCTTAAATTCTTCTTCTTTTGATAATTCACCACTACCAATTTTAGCCATTCTCTTTTCAAGATTACCAAGAACACTAAGACTATTATCCATATATTCAAGAATACCTTGTATCTCCTGATGATTCTGTAAATCAGCTTGTAATTTATTAATAAACACTTGTTGAGCAGCACCAAAATCTTTCTTATCACCATATACTTTCAATCTCTTTAGCTCTTGTTCAAGAATTCTTTCAAGTATCTTAGCTGATTTATTAACATTACTTGTAAGATTATATAACTTAGTATTATGTTCTTTAGTACTAATGTTCATAGTATATCTGTTATTTACTATATCATTAGCTAAATTATATACTTGAACTTTAACTTCATTAATTATTTTATCAATATCATCAGTATTCTTATCTTTGAATTTATCTTTTACTTGATTAAGATACCTATCGAATAATCTTTTATTAGGATTAAATACTTCCTTATCATTAAGTACATCAGCCATAATCTTACCTAATGCTTCTACAGCCATTAAGTCAAGATTATTATTGTACTTATTCATATAATCTTGATATGTATCTCCAAAGATTCTCTCAAGTATATTCTCATCACTAAGTATATTAGTTATTCTAGCTTTTAATGGAGTATTTACTGCTTCTATTGCAAAGTGAGCAAATTCTTCAGGTAATACATCTTGACCTCTTTGTCCCTTAGCTACTCTAATTAAAGTCTTTAAGCCATTAGCAGTAGTTATTGCACAATCAAAATCTGTTATACCATTAATTCCTTGCTTTTCTTCAAGTTCACTTAATGCACCAACTCCTATACCCCAGTCAGATAATAGTCCTTCTAATCTCCTATTTAACTTACTATTGAATTCAATCTTATGAGCTATATCTTCTTTATTTTCTCTTATAGGTTTTATAGAAAGTTTTACTTTATCTTCTACAGTATCTACTGTTGCAAAGAACTTACTTCTATAAGGACTATTTCTATTAAATGACACAGCTTGTTCCTCTAGATTCATTACATTAGTATAATTTCTAGCTACAGGACTATTGTGCTGATTCAAATTTTTTAGCTGGCTAAGCTCATCTTTAAGACCATCCAAGCCAACTTTATACATCAGGTCTTCCATCAATGGATTACCTTCATTATCATATCTAACATTTGGAAATGTTTTACTAAACTCTGGAGATTTAACTTTCTGCCAGTAATATAATGCTTGTTTAGTATTTCCAAAATAACTCTTTAATTGTGTAAATAAAGAGGGGATATTCCCCTCTTTATTTGTTGGTATAAATGTACATTTACTCATATTAAAATCTTGCTATTACATTATCACAGAATTTATTTCCTTGTTCATCCTCTGTTATAGGAGGAAGCTTTTCTAGTCTATCAATAAGTTGTGATTCAGTATAACCATTTTCAACAGCTTTCTGTTTAATTACAGCAAGTAAACTTGCTTGTGCAGATTGCTGTTGTTCCATAACAAAATTAGCCATATCTTGATTATCTGTAATATCTGTATTATCAACATAATCATTAAGATTAGCTTTATATGCTTGTGGTTTAGGTACTACTGATTCCATATCTTCACTAGCATTACTATCATACTCTACATATTGATTCTTTACTCCTAAAGGTTGTATTCTTTGATAAGAAGCTATTAAATCTTTAGCTTCATTTACTCTTTCAAAGTATAAATCAGCCCCCTTATAATTAATATGAACATAAGGTAAATATTCAGGAGCACTTTTATCATCAAATGGTTTAGCAATTTTTTTATCATCCATAGATGAATTGAAATCAACTTTAACATCAAAATTTTCTGTTTCAAGATTAACTTCACTTACATAAGATGCTCCAGTAATATCTGGTACTAATGTTCTATCATCTAAATGATTTCTAAAATATTGACCTATAAAAGTAGTTACATCAGCTTTCTCAAAGTACATATCTTCAAGAGTTTCTATATAATTACCAGTATTCTCTTTTACTGCTACAGGAGCTAAATGACTAAATCCATTAGGACTAAAACCTAAACCTTTATAATTGCAGTAAAGAAATAACTTAATAGCCATATCCCTACATTCATCATTAATGTTCATAAGTGTTTCCCAACTTCTAATATAGTCTTGCTTCTGTATATCAGTAATTCTACCTACATTACTAAAGGTAAGAGATGGTGCTGGATTATATTTAGTAAACTTATTATATTTTACTCTGTTTATAATAGGTAACTGAGATAACTCTGGATGAGCTTTTTTGAAAGCATCAAACTCAGCAGGGAATTTGGTAATATAATATTTTCTTTCAGATATAGGATTACCTTCCTCATCTTTATAGTTATATTCACTAGTTTCTGCTAGCATATAACTAATAAAATCATTATATATACTATTTCTCTGCTTTTCATTTAAATTACCATATCTAGTCATATCTTTTATAGTACTTATAATACTGGTATAAGTATTATTATAGTATGGAAAATATTTATTGAATAACTTCTCAGTAGATTCTACACCATAAGTAAAGAATGCCTGTAATATAGGTAATGGACTATTAATAATACCTTCTTCATTTAAATTAAATGAAAGTAATCCTAATGTTCCTGTAAGAGAGTAATTAGCATCTTTTATAGGAGCCATCAATAATTTTTCAACTTTCTCAATATTAATTATATCTGAAGAGATATAAGGTCCTGCCCCACCATTTTGAGTATCAGCTCTAGTAGCATTAGTAAATTCATTCAAATCACCTGCTAATTTATTAAGTCTTGCAAACATAAAGCCTACTTTTAATTGATTAGCATAGAATTCATGACCCTCACTAGTATTAGCTGTATCTGCATCTTTTCTTGCTATAATATTACTTGCTAAGTCTTCATCTTTAAAATTATAATCTTCTATTTTAGTATAGTAACTATTAACATTTGTGCCATTATTATAGTTCTTATACTTATTAATAGTATTAATAATAGCTTCTGCTAATGATACTCTATTATTCTGTACTTCTTTTACTATATCTCTTACAATAGGTTGATTAATTATAAGTGACATAGTATTAATTCCTACACCCATTCTTAATAATGCAAATGCACTAGAAGCAGTAATTTCATTGAAGTTCATATCACCTGCAATAGGGTCCTTTGCATTATCTACAAAGGCTGCCAAGAAACTAGCAATATTTCTGGTAATAAATTCTCCATCTACATTCTTAATATCATGTAAAGAGTTATATTTATGACCATTAAATGTCAACTGATATTCATCTTTAATACCAAGTTTAGTCTGCTGCATTAATGCATGAGAAGCATTATTAGTAGCAGCCATAGGGATAAGAGATGCACCAGACATATTTCTTTGATGAAGAGTAACCCAAGTAGTAGGTACTAATGGATTAAGTTTTTCCTTATATTTATCTGCTAAATCATCAAGTTCATCAAGACTAAGTTTCTCAAGTCCTTTTAAACCTCCTAATTTAGTAAGAGTTTCTTTATCAACATTATATAAGATAGTATTAATTCTAGCAGCCTTTTTTGGTTTATCAAAACCACCAGGTTCTAGAATACTCTTAGCAGTATCTTTATGTGATAATACACTCCACATAAGGTCAATCATCAAAGAATCTCTTTGTTTCTTACTATTAGCCTTTGCATTATTATAAATACTTAACTTGTCATTTCCTTCTATTTTATTAAAGTCATAGTCATATGTACTAAAAGAACTATTTATTAAGTACTTGGATTTGTTCTTATTAAACCATTCAGAGAATCTTGTTTGAGCAGTTTCAGATAAATTATATCTCTTGACATTATTATCTTTTAACCAGCCTTTAAATTCTTCTGCTAAATCATTTAAATCCTCAGAATCTAAAGGTTCTCCTTCAGTTTGTTCAGCAATATATTGCTGTAAAGCCTCACCATAATTCTTATCAATTTCTTCAAGAATATCTTTACTTGATTCTAATTGATAAAAATCATCCCAAGCTTTCTTAATGTTATAGTTATTCTTAGTAAATAAACTATGAAACATTACATAAACTTTGTCAACATCATAATCAGAGCCTGCTAAAGAAGTAATCTCTTTAGGTAATATAATTACACTACCTACTTGTCTAGGTAAGAATCCTTTTATTCTAATATGTTGCATAGAATATTTATCCTCAGTAGGAACTCTATAACCTATTACTTCTCTATACTTTTCTGGTACTATATAATTACCTTTACTATCCTTTTTATTAATATCAAGTTCATGAGTATTAGGGTCTAATAAAGCATTATATAATTCTTCTGTTGGACAAGGAAGATAAGCTTCAAAATATTTAATAGAACCATCTTCATTGTAAACAATTTGAGGTTGTTTACTTTCATCAAGACCAAAAGGAGAAGCTTGAATTAAAGCACCACCATTAATCTTCTGCTTAGTAACCCTATTCTTCAATATACTGTTAAGTAATGCTTGTATTCTTAAAGTCTGTGAAGGGTCTATAAGAGGAATATTAAAGTTACCATTCTCATCAAGAGTTAATGCTCTAATTAAGTCTGTTCCATATCTAGGATTACTTCTTACTTCTCTTATAAGTTCTTTCTCAACTTCATGAATATCATTAAACTTATCAGATACTTCCTTAAAAGCTTCTTGAATATTAGCAGTATTGATAGCATTAAAATAATTCATCCATTCTTCCTGTGTAAATTCCCTATCTTTATATTTTAATTTAAAGTTAGGGTCTCTATTAGGATTCATATCAGAACTAATCAATCTTCTAATCTGAGTACCTACAAGTTGTACTTTATCAATACCATGTTCAGGAGTAGATGTCTGAATACCATAATCATTATAATCAAATTCATGTACTACATTTGGATTTTCTTTACCATTAAGCCTGGTTACATTTTCCAGGACAGCCATAGTAGAAGCATAATTTGTAGCATCATTAAGATTAATTGTACCTTGTAAGCCATCCTTTACAGCACTTTCAAACATAGCAGAATCTATATTATTCTTTACCATAAAGTCATTGAGAGCTTGCAATTTACTTGAATGAAGTATTTGACCAAACATTGCTCCTGTAAGGAGAAGGAACTCAGAATTTTTATGTTGAGTAGGAACTTTCATAATTCCACCCATACCATCAGGTTGATTCTTCTGAGTATAAAGATATGGTTTTCTTGTATTCCAAAGTACTAAGAAATCACTTGCAGTCCACTTATTATTCATAATATTATTGTAGGCTGTTTCTTCTGCATCAGACCACATACCTGCCATAATTTGAGTAGACCTAAATGATGGTAATGTATTATAAGCTTGTGCATCTGCTACATTGACTTTATTAAATATAGACATAATAGCAGCTTTATCATAAGCAGTAAAGGCATCATCCTTATCTTTAACTCTGACTTCAAGTATCTCATTAATACTATCCATACTATTAGCAGGAAGAATATTATCTTTAAGATAAATAACTCTTCTAGTAGTTCTTCTACTTCCATCATTGTTTACTAATACTGGTTTACCATTCCAAGTAGCAAGAGTATTAAGTCTTTCTGCTGGTGCATGGTCTTGCTTATTTCTCTTTTGGAAGTCCTCAAGATTTTTATAATAAGCTAAATCAGTAGTTGTAAGTTCAATAAATTGAGAAGTAAAATAAGTACTATTCCAGAACCATTCTCTCATTCTATCATTCATTCCTTCCTCAGAATAAACATTTACATGCTTAAATCTAGCATTCTTCTCTGTACCAATTCTATCATAAAGACCAATATCCTTATAGTGTTGAATAGCCTCTTTAAATCTACTATCCATTATAGACTTAATAGTATTTTTAATTAAGTTATCAACTTCATCCATAGATATCTGTTTAGCTTCATCTATAGCTTGAAGGAATGTCTTGCCACTTTGACCTTTCTGATTTAATTCAGGGAAGAACTTAAATTCTGCACCTCCCATCTTTTTACCATTCATATCAAAGTTAGCAATAGGGTCTATATGATTATCTGTAGTAGCTCTTTCTTTAACAAGATTAATTCTATCAATCTCCTGATATACTAAGTCTTTAAACTTATCAAGTAACTTCTCTTCATATCCCTTCTTATATCTCTTGAATTTAATAAACTCAGCAGATTGTGCATCAGATAACATAGGTACTTGATAATAACCATAAGTTTCACTTCCACTTCTATCTGCTGCACCAGTCATATACATATTATATAAGGCTAATGTAGCATCTAAATCTGTCCAAGCATTATATTCTTTTCTATTATATTGAAGGAGTACTACATGCTTTAAATTACTTCTTACTTCTGCATTATTTTCAATTTCTTCTAATATACTATTTCTCCATTTACCATTCTTATTAAACCAATTACATACTCTATAATCATCAAGTACCTGTTTATAAGTATCTTCTCTCTGTAACTTCTTAATAAGAGTTGTTACATAAGAAGGATTAATATGAGCATACATAGTTTTATCACCTTGTCTTACACTAGATTCAATAGTATCTTCATCTACTTTATTGATTACCTCTGCAATATTATTAAAGGCAGTACCATGAATATTAAGTAAGTCTATATATTCACCATCTTTAACTTTCTCATTACCTTTATTTAAGTCATAATAAATAGTTCTTAAATTACTTAATAAGACATTAACTGCTGGCTTGAAAGCTTTATTATCTAAGTTAAACTTTAATGCATTTTCAAGTGTTTCTGAATCTACACTAGCACCTAACATATTCATAGCTTTCTTAATTCTTGCTATATTTTCATCAGTAAGATTTTCAGCAATAGTTTCTCTGTCTTCAAATATATCAAGTAATTCATTAACTAAATCAAGACCTACTTTAGCATTCTTTAATTGAATGTCTCCATTCTTATCATATATACTATCTGTAGTAAGAACATTACCATATTCATAGTTATCTCTCCATTCATCAAAATAATGTGAAGTACCTTCTGCACCATTAATAGACATTACTTTAGTACTTGTAGAAGTATCACTATTAGTACTTACTTTCTGAATAAAGTAATTGACATAATCCTTTCTATATGCTCTATAAAACTCAGTAAACAGTTGATTATCATTATTTAATTCATTAATAATCTGCTTTACCCAAACCTTCTTTTTACTAAGTTGTTCAAGCATAGGAATCATATCTTCAGCACTAATCATATTTCTAAGAGCCTGTATTAATTCTGAATGTACATAACCTGCATTAAGATAGATATTATCTCCTAAATCATCTCTATCAACATTCCCTGTAGAATCATATCTTACCATATTACCTATGGCTTGTCTAACTCTAGCAGTAAGACTATCAAAAGTAGCTACCTGTCTAACATCAGTCATCCATCCATCTTTCAAAGATTCTTCTTTCTCAAATACATCTCCTTGATTAGTTTGTTTACCATCCTCATTGAAAGTATCACTATTCTCTTGAGTATTAAGTACAAAGTTACTATTTAAGTTAACAGAAATACCCTCAGTTAATGCTAAGTTTCCTAATGATTCTTCTGCTAATACTTGAAAGTTATTAAGTACATTTTGAAAAGCTTTAGTTTTTCTTTCTGCAACATTTCTAGCTATATTAGTAGCTATCCTATCATCAAGATTAGATTTAACACTTAATATTTGTTGCTTTTCTATAGCTATCTTTGTCTCTAAAGGAGCCTCAGCATATACTTGGAAAGCTTTTCTTACTTCCATCATAATACTCTGTACACCTTCAGACTTAATAACACTGAATCTAGTAATTTTCTTTCTACCAAATAATAAATCATTCTTTACTTTAGGATTAGTTTCTGCTTGGATTTTATCATTATAAGAAGCTAATTTATCCTTTAATTTACTATTTACTATAGATGAAAACATTCTAGTAATTCTTTCTACTCTATGTTTTCTTTCTATAGGAGACATTTGTCTAGCACATCTAGCTAAATCCTCAGCATATGATTTATTATCTTCCTGTATAGGAGCTTCTTCTTGTGTAGAAGTAGTATCTTGTTTCTGATATATAGGAATATTAACTTTGGAACCATCAGTTTTCTTTGTAACAGTTCTTTCTCCTACTTTAATCATATCTCTACCTATATTATCAAGAGCTTTAATACCTTCATCTGATATAGAACCCCAAGTAGAAACTTTAGCTCCTTCTGGTATTAATTTAACTAACTCTTTAAATAGAATCTTTCTTTCTTCTTTGGTAGTAGGAGTAGTATTTTCTGCATTATATTTAGCTCCTTCTTTTGCAGTTTTAAAATGTACAGAATAAAAATTATCCTCTACATCTTTAACTAATTCAAAATAACCTTTTGAATGGTCTTTAAGGTAAACTCTTAAAGTCTTATTTGATTTTGTAGAGTCACTTTTCCAAGGTTTATCATGCTGCTCTACATCTACTAAGGATTTATCTACGTTATTAATATTCTTTAATAGATTATTACTATCCTGTACAGGAGATAAAGCTTTATTAATCTGTTTAGTATTATAATCTAAACTTCTACCTTGTTTAAATACATTATATTCTTTTTCAAAATAATCTTCTAGAGCAGTCTTTTTAACTATAAGAGTCTTAGTATCAGTCTCTATAGCAGTAGTATCTAATTCATTATATTTACCAGATTCTACTAACTCCCTAAGAGAGTTAGGAATAATCTTATTCAAAGCATCCCAATATATATCACTAGTAACGTTAGTAACATTACCCCCCTTAGAATTAAATAAGTCCCAAACTTTTCTTGTAGAACTCCCATAATAAATAACAGAAGCAGAATTTCCAGTTCTAGGACTAGTCCAGTCTATTCTAATTTCTGTACCATTAACTCCTGGATATATACTTACTTTATTAGTCCCCTTATTAAATTTACTTTTATCAAAAGTAGTACTTAAAAGTTCTTCTCCTTTTTTAGTAAGAAAACCTTTATCTTTTCCTTCAGTATTAACATAATCTGCTATATTAGTACTCTTTATAGGAGCCACAGGACTTTGTTTATCTTTACTTAATTGTGATTGTATAAATTTCTCTATCTCATCTTTTGTAGGCATTGTAGGCTCTTCACCATCTTTAAAATTAGCACTTTGCCAAGCACTAATCATAGACCTTACCATATCAAAAGTCTGCATACAATCATACTTGTCTTTAAACTCACTTAAGAAATTCTGTACTATTCTAATATTATCTCCAGTGAGTAACATACAATGTATTGCCATATTCTTTATATTTAATTAAATTATTTGTTTGCAAAGATACAACTTTTATAGTTAGTTGCAAAACTTTTTAGTAAAAATTAAAGGTACTATAAACAAATCGCTTATAGTACCTTCTTAACATTATTAACAATTAAAACTATTGAACAATGTATTTAGTATTATCAATAATAAGCCATTTAATAGTATTAATATTGACTAATCTTACATTGTTTTCTGAATCTTCAATATCCATATCAATACACTGATACTTACCATCTCTAGATTCAAATTGAATTTTATATCCTCTAAGAACTCTATCTTCTCCTTCAACAATCTTAGGAATAGGATTATTCATAAGAGTATAAAGAGTTTTCTTAGCCCAATCTGCTACACCTTTCTTTGAATTTTTAACCTTATCAATTTCTTGGCATATTTGTTCAGCCAAAGTATCTACTTCTGTTTTAAATTGTTTAGCACTTTTAGCTTTATCTTGCTTCTTAAAACATACAGTAAATACCTTACTACTATGAATATTCTCCCATATACTTCTAATTCCAGGAGTACCATCTTTCTTGTCTTCTTTAGTAACTTTTACTTCTGTAGTATACCCATCAGCAGTATTACAGAAATTATGAAGATAATCCTTATCAATAGCTACTTCATTTTTACTTTCAAAGTGTTCAAGAATAACACTACTACCAAGAATATTCTTTACTCTATAATGAGAACTTTCACTAAGAATATCACCTTTTTTAATTTCTTTTTCAATCATAATTCCTTTTTCAAACATAATTATAAATATTTATTATTAATAAAATCTTGATGCATTGGATGTGCTAAATCATACATCTGTGGGTCAACTATCTTGTTATCTCTAAGTTCAAAGAAATGTTCCCAAGCTTCTTTAAATCCACACATATATAATTCTGTTTTAGTACTATTAGGTAATACTACTCTAGCCTGTTGTGGTTTCCAACCTTTTTCAAGAAGCTTAAAATAAGTAGCCTCTGCTGTAAGAAGATGTATCATAAAATCATACTCAACATTTTTACTAGTATAGAAATTATCATGATAATTCTTTTCAGTATAAGTACCTTCTTTTATAGCTAACCAACAAGGTTTAATAAATGTGACTTCATTATTGAATTTGCCTTTACCATAATTACAATATCTTTGAGATTCCTGAATAAAAGACATTGTTCTATGTCTTACTACTTCATGACTTACAGCTCTATTAGTAATAAGTTTTACTGTATATCTTTTAGGATAATTATCCAGATTTTCATCTCCAAAATCTAAGTATTCTCCTACATAAGGTACTTTATCTAATATAACATGCCAATGCCTATAATTAGTAGTAAAGTAAGCATAATTATTTACTGCTTTACATTTAATCCATTCCATATTATATAAATTATGATACATTAAATCTTCAGCAAATGTCTTAAGTAAAGTAATAGGCATCTTAAAGTGAATAGTACCAAATTCAAGTGGAGCATCATGCTTATGTTCTTCTAACATATTTACAAATGGAGTAGCACTAATATCTGTAATTTTGTCTTCACTTTTATAAGATACTCTAGCACATTTTTCTATATGTTTATAGATACCTAACAAACTAAAATCTGTTTGATTACAGATTTCATAACTTTGATTAATTAACTTCATATTATTCTAAATTAATACATTTATCATCAACTACCCAACCACTTAAATCATTAAGTTTAGTTTGGAAATTATTAATACTCTTTCTATGTTTATATTCTTCAAGAATAGCTCTAATCTGTTCAGGAGAATACTTCTGAGAATCAAATGCTGTAAGCAATTTATTATCATCATTTTCATCTCCTTCACTAATTTCAATAGTAGTAGTTTTACTCATAGTAATACTTACAGTAACATCTACTTTAATTTTCTTTGGTTCAGAGTTTAATTCATTAAGACTTCTTTCTTCACTCTGCATTAATGTTGGTGTATTACTCATCACTAGTTTCTTTTAAATTATATAATTCTTTATATTTATTAAAAATACCCCTAATTACATTTTCTCCTATAGGATTCTCTCTTTTACTATCTCTTTCAAGACATACATCTAAAGGTACATTTGTAAAATCTTTAATTTCAACTACATATTTATCTTGACCCCCTTTAAAAGCATCATTCACCATTGCAATTTCACCTTTTAATTCCCCACTTTCTTTAGGATTAAGATTCATTTCATCAATGATAATAGTATCAAATTGAAAATTCATAGCAGATATCAATATAATACCTTTGCAAGCTTTAATATAATGCTCTCTTGCAGGAACCCAATATTTACCACTCATATTTCTTAAATCATCTCTATTAATTCTAATAGAATGTTCTGGGTCTTTAAGAACCTCTTGTTTAGCCCAAGTACTCTTACCACTGGCAGGAATACCTCTTGTAAGAATTATCTTTTTCATTTTATATTATTTATAAAAAGTTTGTATAAATTTCTAAAAAATACTCATAGAATGACTTTTCTACCTTACAATTACAATATTTAGAAGCTTTCTCCATAATTTTTATACCTTGTTGTCCTGTAATAGGAATATTACCTGTTGCAGCTTGCCCTACTATATGAAGTAGAACTAATATTTCTTTCTCAGAAAAATTCTCTAATATTGTCTTTTTAGGAAGATGTCTAAAGAAATCAATAGTTATGGCTATCTTTTTCTTTTTCTCAGCTTGTTCTTGTAATTCCTCTAGTGTTGGAGTAAATAACTTTTTACAAATCTGTATAAGGTACTCTTCAGTAAGAGGTTCTGTATATGTATTGTTTATTTTTATTTTATAATCTAAATTAATAGTATCATTCATTTTATACTATTTGATTGTTCTACAATAGCCTCTTTAAGTTCTTTAAACTTCTGAGATACTTTCTTATCTACTAAATTATTTTCAATAAATGCACAACTACAAGTATATGTCATATAAGCATCACTTATCTTTTTAGCCATATTATAAATAAGTCTTTTCCTATTATTCCCCATAATCAGTATGAAACATATTAATATAATTAGTAGTAGTAAAAGAGGCTAAAACTATTACTTTATTATTTTTAATTTCAATATTTTCTTTTTTAATTTTAGTCTTTATTACTAATCTAGACATAATATAATCTAAAGTATTCATTATTTTAATAGTTTAAGTACCTCTTCACATTTATGTTTAATTTCTTGAGCATAATTAGCAGCTTCACTACTATATTCACTACAATAATCTATAATATTATTAGCAGTATTTTTAATAGATACTAAAGCTAAAAAAGACTCTTTTAGTTTATCTTTTTGTGTCATATTAAGTTATATTGCATAGTACTTTACTAAAATCAGAATTACCTTTATTAATGTCATTAGTAAACCATCTTATAAATGCAAGATTATGATTATTTTCTTCCATTCCTTTATAAATCTCCTTGTATTCAATTAACTGGTCAATAATATCTTTCTTAGGATTTTTCAGTACAGCTTTTTCATATTCTACTATTTTATTTACAATATGATTAGTTTCCTTATCTAAAGAATTGATACATTCAGTTAAATTATCATAAGTTAATTTTGTATAGACATCTCCATCACCTGCCCATACAGGAGCAACAGCTTCTACTACTGCTCTATAAATAGGATGATTTCTACTAAAAGACATAAATAGTAAAGGAGAACCCTCTGGATTCTCCTTTCTTTTTAAATAAATATTTAAATAACTACTCATCCTTATTTTCTTTTAATTCAATATATTTATTAAGATACCATTCAGCTTTTTTCTTATCTTGAATATCTGTACCTTTAAAATTTGCTCTCCATTGATATTTAAAAGCATTTAACTCACAAAAAGCAAGTACTTTTTCTTTACCAAAAATATCAAGCATCACATCAATACATTCATACTTATTATTTTTATAATGAGAAGGATGATTTACCATATCTTCTGTTTTTGATAATTTTACAAAATATATCTTAGCGTCAGTTTCCTTCCAATTATGATAAATTGCACCATCATTATCTGTTATACAATTATCTTCTTCACTAATATAAGTTTTACCTGAAGTATAAGTTATATTTTTAGGTCCGCCCTTCATTATAACATCTTTAATACATTTGAATATATCTCCTTTTTTAATCATATTACTATTTATTTAATTGTTAAAGTATTCTTTGGTCCTATAAGAGAGAAGAATTAGTGGACCCAATGGTCTGATACTTCTGCTACTGCTGGTATAGGAACAGATTTACAATATTTAGCTGCTGATTTTTCCATAAAAGTTTCTAATACTTTAGGAAATTCATCTAAGTTCTCAGGATATTCCCAATTACATTCATCATGAGTTAAATTAGCTAATCTACATTTACCAAAATAACCATTATTGACTACCCAATGAAATATAGAAATCTGAGAATCTTTTAATATTATAGCTCCAGTTCCTTGAGTTACAGAGTTTAAAGCTTTTCTATCCCATTTAGATACTTCTTTAAAGTGTTTTTTAACTTCAGTATATATACTATCTTTGTTAGGTTTATGTATACTTCTATACTCTTCCCAAAACTCAGTAGTATAATGTTTCTGTTCTTCTTTCCACTTATTAAAAGTTGCCCAATAAGTCTTATGTCCTGTTATAGGATTAAGAAGTATATACCCTTTATTTCTAACTTCCTTTGAGCCTTTTTCTTTGAATTTAGCAATTCCAGGAAAACCTTTAGAATAAGCCTCAGCAAACTTTTCTGCTTCCTCTAATGTACATCCTTTAGCATTTTGTATAGCAAAAGCAGAACCACCAAACTGTTGGGAAAACTCAATAGGTTTTACATCTTTCCTAAGATGTGGATATAATTTCTTAATACTTTTAATAGGAGTATCTCTAGGAATTTCTTTAGTATAAATCATATAAGCACATAGAGAATGCATATCTCCACTGCCATGAAGGAACTCATCAATCATAGATTGCTCTTGATAAATATCAGCACCTAGTCTACTTTCTATAGCACTATAATCACAGCTACACCATTTATAACCTTTAGGTGCAGTAAAACAACTCCTAGTAATATCATCAGCAGGTAATTGCTGCATATTAGGATATGGACAAGCTTTTCCTTCTTTCTTTTGTTTAGCAGAAGGTTTAATAGGAAGTTTCTTTAATTTAGCTAAATCATCATTATTATCTTTTGAACCACAAGACATTCTGCCTGTATCACAACCTAGTTGTCTATATACAGTATGTATTCTATTAGTATTAGGATTAATAGCATTTAAATGATTCTGTCCAAATGATGTTACCACTTTAGCAGAACCATTATACCCTGCATAATAATCCTCATCTTCAGGTTCTCCTTCTCCTAAATAAAGTTTTAAGAATTCATCATTAACTCCTTTCTGCTTTTTGAGTACTTTTTCCATTGCACTCTCTTTATCTTCTCCAGTTTCTTTATCTTGAATTCTAGTATCAAAACCTAATAATTTTAATAAAGGAATAACTTGATTAGAAGAAGCCCAATTTATAGTACATTTAGGAGTTAAATCAAATCCAGAAAATAAATCTCCTTCTCTATTTATATAAGTGAATTGTTTAAACTTAGGATTATCTATAACAAACTTATTTAAATCTTCAATAGCTTCATTAAGATGTTGTTTATCTATTTTCATCTTAGCTTTCCATTTCTCTTCATTAAGATGAATACCACACCATTCCAGATAAGCTATTACAGGAACAAAATCACACTCTAATTTAGCTCCTATTTTACAGTTTTGTTTAGTACAATCTTTAAGTTGAGATACCATTATATCATATAGAGAAGTAACATCTCCTGCTGCATATTTAATAGTAGAATCATCAATACCTCTCCATTGTATTTCACCTCTAACAGTTTTATCTATATAGATACCTAATCTTCTTTCTGCAATAGCTTGTAAACTATAAGAAATACCATTAATAGGGTCTTTATATTCAGGAGGATAACCTAAATATAATAGCTGTTCTACAATCATAGTATCATATACATTAAAAGGTACAATCTCCTCATTGTATAACCATTGTAAATCAAACTTTAAGTTTTGTCCTATTAAATAATTTTCCTCTAATATACTTTTATATAATTTAATACTTATAGTAGTACAATCAACTACTATTTGAATATTACCTTCTATATTACCAAATTGAGCAAGAAGTAATTTACCTACATGTGGGTCTTTACCAAGAGTTTCTGTATCAAATTGAATCATCTTCCAATCTTTCATTATTGTAAGAGATTCTTCTACTGAAATTATCTTATAGACATTACTTTCAAATAATTGCTGATTAGCTGTTACTAAATATATCATCTTTTAAACTCTAATTTATTAAAATCTAATATATATTTATATGTATTAAAGAAATTAGAACCTAATAAACCATGTACTGTTACACCTTTATTCTGCTTAAGCCAACTAAATGTATGTTTAATTGTACTACTACAAACAAATGTTTCTTCAAATTTCTTATTATTATAATAAAGACCTAAAACACCCATTTTATCTGTAGAACATTTACCATTAGCTCCCCATACTTCAAAGTTTTTTCCAATATAGGAAACATTCAATTTATATTTATCTATAATATCAGCATCAAGCATAGATTGTATACAGCCTGTATCTAATACAAAGTTTAATTTCCTATCTCCAATATAAAAGGTTACTATTGGCATATCACATAATTCCATTGATTGTTTAAAAGACATTACATCTTTACTTTTAGTATAGAGAGTGTATACATAATACACTCCCATAACTACTAAAAGAACAATAATCCCAATACCAATATAAATCATTTAATTAGTAGTACCAATACCCCCTCTATTATCATTATTAAGATTATCTACCTTAATAAGCTCTACACCATTACTAAATAACCATTTAAGCTTAGTTAAAATACCTGCATTCATCTTAGGCATAATCCTAAATTGACAAATTCTGGTACCCTTTGGAATTTCCACAGCTTTAAATGCTTTAGTAATAAGGTTCCATTCATCTTCATTTCCCTTATAGGACTCATCAATAATAGCTTGAGAATTAGCTACCTCAATATTCCACTTATTAGGTGTAGAACTTCTAGGAAGTACATAAGCTTCAAATCCTTTAGGAAGTTCCATAGCAATACCTAGAGGAAGATATTTAATCTTTCTAGATTGTACTTCTGGACCTGTAAATCTTACATCTTCTGCAAGCTTTAAATCAATCCAATCACCCTGTTCAATAATTTCTGGCATACAGCCTTCAGTAATTTCCTTAATTTTAATTTTTAATTTCATTCTTTTTTAATTTAAAATATTAAACTATTATACATAGCTCTTTCATATTGAGCTTTAAATCCTTCTTTTTGTTCAAGAGTTAAATTCCTAAACCATAAAGCAACATAATCTTTATACTTAGGATGATTATCCTTGATAAAAGATTGTATTAACCAATCTTCAAAATCTATATCATAATAAATATTAGGACTCATTTCTGTAATTTATAAGTTATATCAGTAAAGACAGTTTCATAATCTGTAAACTTTCCTTCTGTTCTTACTTCTTTAAGACTATATAATCTCTGATTAGTAGTCTTTGAATCTAAACCCCCTAAATTAGATATATAGGAACCTACTTTAAGATAATCTAAAAAATTTAGAAAATATCCATAATCTTTTATTATATTAATAATATCTGTACCTACATACATAGCTGTTTTAAGATTATTCTTAGACATCTTAATATAAGACCATAACATAGGTATATTTTCAGCATTACCCATAAAACATATACAAGTAATACCTTTATTACTATTAATAAGTCTATTTAATTCTTCTATATCTAATTCTTTACCTTCATCTTTCCAAAGATTTTTCTGATTACAGTCTTTACAATGAACTTTACATCCAGATATAGCAATACATAAAGTGATTTCATCAGGAATTTCTTGAAATGTTACTTTTGCATATTGATACTTCATTATTCATACCATTTAGGATTTAATTGCTCAAATCCATATTTAACTAACTCTTTAAAATTATCCCAAGTATCTAATTGTAGAGGTCTGTCTCCTATAAATTCAAAATTGTAGCATTCTTCTTGATAATCATATCTAAAAGTAGCTAATACTATACATAATTCTTTACTTTTAAATAAATCCTTATGTATTCTACAACCAGTATTCTTAGGATAACAATAAAATTCATGATTTAGTTTTATGTATTCATTTTCCTTACCATAATAAAGATTAGGATACCATTTAACTATATCATAAGATACAAAAGGAGGCTTGTTACCTACATAACTAGCCTCCCTAAATTCTAATACACCTATTCTTTTAGATTGTATCATGATTAATTATTTTATTTATAGTAGCATAAGGTTGATTTCCTACAAGCCTATTATATTCTTGGTCTTCATTTAAAAAGATTAAAGTAGGAATACTTCTTATGTTATATTTTCTTATTAAATCCTGATTATTGTCTTCCTCAATATCAATACTCTTCATATCTGTTTTATATTCTTTAGTAATTCTTTCTAAAGTAGCAGATAAAGCTTTACATTGAGGGCAACTATCAGATTCAAATTTTAATATCTTAATCATTGTTTATACATTAATATTTTTATTATATACTCTAGTTCCTGCTTCTATTTGTCTATCCCTACTAAATAGTTTAATAGGTCTTAAATACCCAATTATCCTTGTATATTGAGATATATTTTTACTATGACATTTAGGACATTCTACTATAGGATGCTTAGTAATATAACCACAATCTTCACATTTACTATTAGGTATATTAAAAGTAAAGTATGAAGTACCTTCTTTAATAGCATAATCTATCAATTTTAGATATTGTTCTTTACTTAAATGCTCCTCTAAATTAATATGGCAAGCAGAACCTCCATCAGTATACTGATAAGTAGAATTTCCATGTAAATACATCTTATCTAATACACTTATATTAGTATCATTCTGTAAGAAGAAATAAGAATTATATAAATTTCTATTAGAAGGAACCCAATAATTATCTTTTTTATCCCAATTATAATTTTTACTAGCAAGAGACTCTGCTGGAACTACTTCACTATTAAATAAGAATGGTCTTTTCTTATCATTAATTGAATGTTTAGTATTTTGCTCTTTTATAGTAGAAAGAATAAGTTGAAGGAATTTAATATACTCTTCATTATTGTTTACTTTAAGACCTAAGAATTCAGCAGCCTCATTAAGACCATTAATTCCTATAGTAGAATAGAGTTTCTTAATATGAATATAACCAGCATTACAACAAGTAAACATTCCTGCATCTTCCCAATCATATAATATTGTTTTATATGCAATATGATACTTATATACTCTTTCAAGAATATTAGTAATATATATATTTAAACTATTTCTATTAGCTTCTACATTAATATCTGGTATTCCTTCATTTTTCCAATCTCCAACCCAATCTTGAACAATTCTATTAATATTAAGAGTAATTACATTACAAGAACCTGTCATAATACCTGTCAATCCTGATGTAGGACTAAATGTATTTTTATCTACTTGGTTTCTTAACCTACAGCAAGAAGCTAAACTATCAGCACTATTACTAATATATGTAAAGAAACTATGTCCTTCAGCATACATTTCTGCACATAAATCCTTATATTTTTTATAAATAATATCTTTTCCATCATGTACCATTGCAAATGTTTCCACAGGAAAAGCTACTATTGCTTTTGTTCTAAGTTTATTAAACCATTTCACAAACAATCTTTGCAAAGTATCTACTGCTTTCCATTCTGGTTTAGTACCATCAGGATAATAGAATTCTCCAAACATTGCTTCAAAATAAGTTTTATCAAAATATGAAATATTTGTAACATTTTGTTCACATAGAGTCGTTAATTCTATGCAGTTCTCTTATGAACTTCTTATAATTTCTTATAAGCTCAGACTATATCATTACTTATATAAGCAATCCCCGCTTCCACTCACTTGAGTGTACTCCATAAAGGATAGTCGTTGAACCTTACCAAATAAATTGGTCTTGGCTGCTGATTACCATATCAAATGACTTAGGATTCCAGCAATTCAAGGATTTTATAGTCCGCCTACTTTACCATGTATTTTATGGTGACACATAGAACATACAGTTATTAAATTATTAGGATTATTTAATTCTTTATCTTTAGTAGCAATTTCATACAATTTATCTATATCTTCTATTGGAGATAATGGATAATTTTGTACTATAATTCTATTTAATATTACTTTAAAAGGGATTAAATGATGTACTTGTAGATTATCTTTACTTCCGCAAATTATACATTTATTTTTATCTCTATTAAGTATTTCTTTCTTCAAAGAATTATTACCACAATATTCTCTAAGTCTTTGGGATAATGTAGATATACCACCTTTCCAATTAGGATGATTGTTACCTACCATTAATCCTATTTTACTTTCAGAATTGTTTCTAATTTTTATTCCTAAATTCTTTAAAACTCTATCAATAACACAAGGGTCACAATTATATCTAAGACCAAGTTCTTTCTTTGAAAGCCCTTCTTTTAAATATAATCTTTCCATAACTTCTTTATTAGTAAAATCTTTTGGAATTTCTTTAGACTTAAAATTCCATTGTGACTCTACTAAAGTTCTCCTTGCAATAGAATGTTTCTTTAATCTTAATAAAATTGTTCTATGCGTAGTCTTAAACTGTTCTGCAATCTCAGTTAAAGACTTTCCTTGTAAATACAAGTCAATAATAATACTATCATTTAAATCTTTTCTATGTGCTGCCATAAATATAATTATTTAGGCTGCAAAGATACAAAATTTATTTGAAAGTACCAAGCTTCTTAACGGACTTTGGTATGACCTATTACCAGCAGGTTGATTAATACCCCATACAAATTGACTAAAGGCTTTATAGATTCTATCTCTTACTGTTCTTTGAATTTTAATATAAGGACTAGTAGCACATAAATCCAGTTTATCATACCATTTATCTCCAAATTCCATAATAGTATAATAATTTAAAGCTATAAAATAGGAACCTACTGCTACTGCACCCTTACATTGAGAGGACAATGTAAATATAAGATTAGTTAATTGACCACTAAATGACTCTAAATCATTAGGAGGAGTAGGAGTTACTCCATCAATATTACCTACACCTTCTAACATTAAAGGATAAAGACTTACTGCCATACAATAGAACTTAGGTACAGGAGTACTTGCTTCATCATTAGTATAAATAATATGATTATTTAAATCTTTTTCATACTGCTTTGCTAATTCAGGAAACAACTCATTAAGTTTATCCTTCATTCTTTGTCTTTGAATAAGTCTATTTTCATCTTTATATACTTCTGACTCAAGAGATGCTACATTTTTAATAGCAGTATTAGCATTAGGATCTGTATTACTAGAAGTTGCTGCATTTTCCTGATTATTCTTATATTCTTCCATATATTGTAATCTCTTAATTCTAGTTCTAGCCTCTTTATGTTTTTCTCTATAAAGAATATAAGATTTAGCAATATTAGGATAATTACCCATAAGATAATATTCTACTGCATCTTGAATACTTTCAGTATTAATATTATCAGTAGTAAAGGCATTAGCAAATTCTTTAAACTCATTCTCATTAAATTTGTCTTCTTCCTTACAGGACTCAAAAGCCTTCCTAATAGCATTTACTATTTTATTTGAATCCCATTTAACTTTACTACCATCTCTTTTTATTACATATGTCATATATTATTTTAATTAAACATTATTCCATTTTATCTATCCAAGTTCTCAAATCATTTGAACTTTCAATATTTATTCCCATAGGAACTGTGGCTCCTGTAGAGAGATAATACCAAAGTTCTTTACCTACTTCCCAAGGTGCTTCAAGTTTAATTTGATTATTTTTACCAAGATATAATGTACCTTCTACAAAAGTAAAATCACAATCCCATACAAGTGGAATCATATTAGACTTAGAAATTACTATATCTTTATAAGGTAAAATTGTGAAGTCTTTAAAGTATTCATCCTTTTCAATATTAAGTTTAAGAATTCTTGCATATAATCTACATTGATATGCATAATTCCACTCTATAAATGACTTATAGAAATTATATGTAGGTTTATATGATGTCTTTACATCTATAGGTTGAATAGTTTTATTCTTATAATCTACTCTAAGAATATCAAACATGCATCTATAAGGAACACCATCTATTTCTGCTTTAAACTTTAATTGATAAAGATTTTCACAATCATCAAAAGGATTATTCTTCTTAAAATATAATGCAGTTTGAGAACTTTCAATAAGAGCATTAGCCATCTGATGTGCTATATCATTAAGCTCCGTACTTATTAAGATTTTATCTTTAGCTAAGTACAATAAATTATAGTAATCAGATGCTCTTTCCTTAATTACTTTTGCTCTAGTTTCTGGTTTCCAATTTAACTGAAATCCATTAATATTTGTAGAATCTATAATAAGATTATCTGGTATCTTATATAGTGAATCATAAGTACTTGAATAACTATTAAATAAAGATTTTACAATAGTTTCTACTTTATCAGTAATAGGAGGAAATTCTGCTACTAAATACCTTCTTTCATATTCTTCAGGAGGGTCAGTAGTTAAACAATCTACTAAAGAACCTAACAATAAAGAAGGACTTTCAACCTTATCAAACAATGTATCTAAATGTTCAAATCCTTCTCTCTTAAATTTAGATATAGTAGAATAACTAAGAGCTTTATCAGCTCTATAAGTAGGCTCATCTACTAACCAAGATATATCTTTAAGACTTTTCAGCATATTCTTTAAATATTTCTATAGCTTGTAAAAGCTGTTTTTTACTATAAACTTCAAAATAAATACTCTTTTGTCCTGTAGCAGTAAGAATATTATCAAGGTATTTCCTAAATAGTTTTCTTTTATATGGGAAGACTTCATTTGAGAATCCCTTACATTCTATCCATACATCTATATCTTTATATTTAAGATATATATCAGGTAAATATGTAATAGGCTGTATAAGCCCATCACATAATCTAAGTAATTTAGGTGAAGGTTTACCTAACTCTTTTACTCTCTTTTCATGTTGAGAATCTGTTTCCTTATCATAAAAAGGAGTAATAGGTTTAAATGAAGGAAATACTACATGTTTCTTAGGTTCATATAGAGGATTAAAACCTGCCTCAATTAATGTATTGAAACAGGTTTTTTCCAATATACTTTTAAAGGTAATATTACCTTGCTTATTTACAGTAGCATTCCTAATTTTCTTATTGACATTTACCACTAATAATACCAGTTAAAATATTAAGAAACTCCTTAAATTCTTCTTTATTATTAAGATTAATTACCTTAACATTAGGTTCTTTTGGCATAGGACCCCTTTTACCATGTGTTCTATATATACTCTTCTGTACAGGAACAACTACTTTAGCTTCAATAGAATCTCTTTTAATCAAATCATTAATAGTATCTTCATCTACAAAGCTATTACATTCAAATTGTATACCATTACTACAAGTAATAATCTGAGTAATCTTATCTCCTAACTTAATCTCCTGATTAGTACCTTTAAAATAATACTTTTTCATCTTTTAAATTTTATTTTATTGTTTAAATGATTATTTATTTCATCCCACAAAGTATATCTAAGTTTCTTATGATTCCTAGCATAATATGAAGGATGTTTTTCTTTAATTACATAATTATATTGAGAGATATAAGGTTCAAAAGTTTTAGCTTCTTCACCAAATAATACATATACACAAGCAGTCATATACCTAGACATATTATATATTAGTTTAGATATAAAAGGTCTCCATAGTCCTAAATGAGAACTAGGGAGACCTGCTTTACATGTTAATGCACAATTCAACATTAATACTCCTTGCTTCTCCCAATCTTCAAAACTGGGGTCAAAGATACTACTATTTTGTGGAATTTCATAATTGATAACTGATTCTTTTATAACTTGTAAGGATGGTGATAGATCTTTATCAAGTGTTTCTATATTGTTACCAAAAGCAATTCCAGTAGCCTTACCTAATTGTGGATAAGGACTTAAACCTAATATAACTACCTTTAATTCAGATAATTTACAAGCTTTAAAGCAATTAAAGATGTCATTATAATTAGGACACAAATTAACAGTATTGCTAGAATTAAGTGTATTAATTGTCTCATATAATACTTTCTTATCTATTACTTTTAACCAATCTCCAAAATATTCCTCTAAAGACATAATTTATCTATATTATCTACAAGAAGCTGTTGTATTTCCTCATTAACATTAATATTGGTAGGAGCCTTGACATGTCTTATGAACTTATCAATATCATTGTTAATGATAACTGTCATAGTAGTAAAGCCACTTACTATAGAAAAATATCTAGAGACAGTACTACAATATTCAATAAGATACTTTTGAATACCTTTACATACAACATTATCACTATTGAAAACTTTAGGACTTACTCTAAGTATAAGCTCTGTGGTAGCTGATGATTTTCTAGGAGGTCTAGTAGTAGATAATACTAATGGTTCTAAATTACTATTAAGTATTAAACCTCTCATTCCATAATAAAGATTACCATCTTTATCTCTAACTTTATTTAATTCTCCTGCTTCTCTAATTAAACTTAACTCTTTTAAAAGAGGACCAAAAGTTTTTCTTTCATTTATACTAGTATAAGAAGAAGTAAATAGTGGAATTATTCCTCTCGAAGATAAAGAATTATAAATAGGAATCTCTGTAATCTCACCATTAAATATATGATTTGTCATATATAGAGAAAATTGATTATTCTCTGTTCCTAATAGAGGTATACCTGTTGAACGGAGAGAAGCTGATGTAACACCAAGAAAGGTATTTATATTATTTTTAATATTTTCACTTATCATTAATCTTCTTCTTTTAAGTACATCATATTACAATCATATTCTATAAAGAAAGGTAATTGCTTTATCATAGGAACAATTTCATTAGCACAGAAATTAACTACATTATTTACAATAAAAGAAGCTATCATACATGCCATAAAAGTAGTTTGTTTTAAACTACATACAGTTTCATCTGCTTCTTCATCAGAAAATAAGAATTCTTTTTCATATCTATCCTGATTATATGTATCTGTACCTACAATAGTGAGTATTTGTAAAGTATCAAATGACAATCGGGCATCAATATATAGACATTTAGATTTATCTTTCTGTAATTCTACATGTTTTTTCCAGTTATTAAAGAATACCTTTCTAGCTTCCATATTATCAAAGCCACAAATCATAATATCAGAAGTAAAACTATTACTAGTATATAATTCTCGCATAGCAAACACATCAGTATATTTACTATAATAGCTAACAGTTTCTGCTATGGCATCTACTTTATATTTATCTATATCCTTGATACCAAACATTTGTCCAGCAAGATTGACTTCCTCAACTTTATCATTATCAAAGATATAAATACTCTTAGGGTGTATTCTAGCTAATTGAAATATAGCATTTGAAGAAATACCTCCTGCACCTCCTACAATAATGACTTTCTCTTTAATTTTATTAAACCATTCTGCTCCTGAAAATCTAGCAGTTTCATCATGATAATCTTCACTTATAGGAGGAATTTCCTGATGTTGGTTTTCAATAACTTCATTCAAAAAAGCTTCATCTTCTTCTGATAATATAGATTCTGATTCTTCTTCTACTACTTCTTCAGGTCTTAATATTGATGTTGTTTCTCTTTCTGTTACCTCTAAAGGAGCAATAGCAACTTCTGGAACATTAACTGTAGTATTTACTATTTGTTCCATATTAACCTCCAAAGGTGGAGTTATAGTTGATTCTTCATTCATAATTTTAAATAATAAAACGTTCTACTTCATCCTCTATAACTTCAATAAAGGAATTAGTTTTAAATGTATGTAATTTCTGTAATACACCATAAGCACATATAGCCATTTGTGAATCTTCAAGATAACCTTCTTCTGCTAAATTATCATCAAAGGCTTCTGTTACAAGAAATTCTACAAAATAACCAATAAAAGCTCTATAATTTTCTAAACCTTTTTGTCCTTCTCCAAATCTCTTAGAAAATACTGTAGGCATTTTTTGAACCCATTCATTGAGGTCTTTTGGAGTAAATATAGGACTACCTATAAGTAATTGTTTAACAATATTATTTAAGTCTGTTTCATTAAATTTATACTTATTATAATCAATAGATTCATCTGTATCTACTCCTGCTTGAACAGCAGTATTAGCCTTAGAGAAAGGTATATTTGTTTCCTTATATAAAGGTGTTGCCTTTAAAGTAGGTTCAACAATGAAATTAGCACGAGGTTCTCTACTAATATTTGTAATTTTAGTCTTATCCTTACTAATTTCTTCAATTCTATTAAATAGGTCTGTATAACCAATATTTACAGTAGGCTTTTCAATATTCAAGAAGAAATATTCTATTTCATAAGATTCTATAGCATCATATTCATCATTACCTATATTAATAGTTTCTTCACCAAAGAACTCATATTCAAGTACTTCTGTTACATGAGGAATATGTTTAACTTTTCTTGTAATTGCCGCAGTATATTGACCAGCATTATTTACAATTAAAGATAAGAAATTATTCATATCAGAACCTTCTTCTTGAAGAGTTCCAAGGTCAGTTCCACTGAAAAATGTTGACATCTGGTCATGTGAATGCATTAAGCCTTGCTGACATTCTAATAAGTCATGTTCTATCATATAATTACATATTTCTGCACTCTTATCAAACTCAGTATAAGTAGCAGAACCATAATCCATAAGACAGAAATCT